ATGCCAATATTTGAATACAACGGAAAGAAATACAATGTGCGTGATGAACACATTGACAGTTTTATGAAAGACTTTCCCGATGCTTCTACAATCATGGAGCGTGAGGGAAAGAAATATCGTGTAAAGTCGGCAGACTACAAGACTTTCATGTCGGAGCAACAACAGCCCGAACAACCTGCCCCGGACTCTACACCCGAAACTCCTGTAACTCCTTCAGCAGAGGAAAAGCCGTTGACGGAACAGGATAAAATACGCTTCAGTGCAAATATGAGGCAGATGAAACGCCGCACGGAGCAAATGTTGGACGGTTTCAGCGAACAAATGAAGACCATGCGTGAGTACCATGAAAATGCACCATTGAGTGGAGGACAGACAGCAGAAGGGAAAATGCAGTTCAACCCAGAGAGCGGAAAGTTGGAGAAAACCTACATTACCCCTCTTGGCAACAGATACACCAGTAAGGGACTTGCGGACATGGAGAGTTTCAGATACCGACAGGCGGCTGATATGTCTGTAAGCGGACAACTACGCCGTGCAAGGCTGAAACTTGCAGAACTGCAAGAAAAACGAGATGCAAGTGCCAAGAGAGTGCATGAACAATGGGAAGAAGATACAAAAAAGAATACAGCTCCTCTTGGATTCTTGCTTGCAGCAGATACCTATGTTCCTCGTCAGATGAGCGACAGGGAAAACAGTACCTTGGATGTCGCCATTCGTCAAACAGAGGAACTTATCAAAGACCTTGAAGAACAGAAAGACCGTGAACAAGGTGTAGATGTTGGCTTTTGGCGTGGTTTCGGTCGTGTGGCAGGAGATTTCCGCACTTGGGATTTCGGCATAAGCGATATGCGTGACGCTTTGACGATGATGAACGCCGATGACCTAAAAGGAGAGAATGCCACGGATGGAGAGCGTGAAGCCTACAATGAAATGATGGGCGCACTCTACAACAAAGGACAGGCTGAGCAGATGTATGGCGGGAACGCTGGCTTTTGGAACAGAGCCGGTATGATGACCGGCCATATGCCTGCATTCATGCTTGACTTTGGCATTACAGGAGGTGGATTCAGCGGTATCAATGCTCTTTCCAAAGCTGGAACGAAAGCCGCCACAAAGGTGGTGGGCAAAGAAGTGGTAGAACAAATGGCCAAACAGGGCTTTAAGGCATACGTAAAGAACAACGGCGTGAAAGGACTGGGGCAATATGCCACCAACTGGACCATTAAGGCTCTCGGTACAACTGCTGATGACTTGCTTCTCCGTGCTCCGCTTATGACCAATACGGTACAGGCAGGGAAAACCACAGCCGACATTATTGACAGAAAACTCGGTGATGTGGTTGTCGATGAGAACGGAAACTATGATTTTTCCAACGACAAGACTTGGGGAAATGCCATTTGGCAAGGAGAAGCCAATGCCATCGTTGAAAATTATTCGGAAATGTTCGGTTCGCACCTTGACCCTGTAGTTACTCTTGGAAATATGAGTAAGCTCGCCAATGTGGTGGGTGCAAAGCGTATCGGTGCAGTGCTTTCAAAGGCTGATGCAGGTGCGTTGAACGGTATCATGGGACAGACACATCAGTTATTCAACAAAATGGGTGTGAGTGACTATTTTGGAGAGGTAACGGAAGAATACTATGGGCAATTGTGGCGCACCATGCTCAATCTGGACGATGCGTACCAGCATAACCCGGATGGCACACGCACCAACTTGCTTGCAACAGGACAATTCCACGGCGACATTTGGGGCGGCATGGCTCTTTCTATGGGATTGATGGGCGCAGGTAAGGCTACATTGTCAGGAGCGCAGTATGCTTCAATGAAGCACGGAGTAAACAAGGCTGATGCCCGTGCAACAGAATTGCTTGGCAAAGAAATATGGGAACCGTTAAGGACGACTATCGACCTTACGACCAATGATGACATTGGCAGCGTGGCAGATGGAATTGTAAACGATAAGGATTTCTCTGACGATGAGAGAGCCGCAATTCTTACCTACATGGAGCGTTCGTTGATGATGAGGGGCTTTAACCTCGGTACTCTCGTACAGAAACGAGGCGGCGAACAGGACGAGGATGTGCAGTCAATGAATGAAAGCTACATTGATGGTTACAATATCGCAGACCCACAGGAAATGACCGATGCCAAGAATATGCGTGACTATCAGCGGCAGAGGGTTTCTGCCATAGTGGATGAAAACACACTTGGCTTTTTGGATGCTCATCCTCTGAATGCATTGGAGGAAATGCGGAGCAATGGCATTTGTGGAGAAAGCGAGTTAGAAACTGTTCTTGACTATCTGAATGCTAAGCAGGTATATGAAGGCATGATTCAGCGTGTGCGTGATGACATAGATGCACGTGTGGAGCAAAGCAATGCAATGGTCGATGCCCGTACCAACCGCACCACTGGCATGATACAGGGCGCAACGATGAAACAGGACGACCGCCGCGTGTATGTCGTTAGCGGAAACCTTGTGTTATATGCAGACGGCAGCGGCATTGACAATAAGGCTTCGGACGATAGTATCATTGTCCGTGATGCGGAAACAGGCGCACTTGAACAGGTGTCGCCAGATGCCGTATTGAACATTGATAAGCCGTTGAACCCGTCCGATGAGAAAATGACAGCAGAGGATGCTATCATTCAGCAGTTCGCGCAGGAAGCATCCGACAAGATTGACGGCGTGGTCACATTCAACCCCGGAGATACATACACCATTACCGATGATGACGCACAGATACAGGTTCAGATTATAGCCAACGAGGACGGTATTGTGGATAATGGGGACGGCACAGTTAACGTATCGGACGGCGTGAACATTTTCCCATTGGCAAAAGAAACCATACAGCAACAGACTGATGCGGCAAATTTGGCACGTGTGGCGCAGTTCGAGCAGCAGAGAACCATTGAGAATGCCGAGCGCAAACAGGAAATACAGGAGGCGGACAGACCGCAGTACGCCCTCAATGACATTGTTTCGCTTATCGATGAGAACGGCGTTACCGTCCGTGGCAATATCACAGCTGATGTCAATGCAGACGGAAGATATGAAGTATTTACCGAAGCACCTATCAACGGCAAGCGTGTGAACCTGTTCACTCGTGATGAACTCGACAATATGCTGTTGGAGCATAACGGAGTGGCATTTGAACGCCCTGCCGATAATGAGAACAACAATGGTGTGGAAAATATTCCCGAAAATGGCAACAATACCCCTCAAAATATTGGCTCTGCCGATTTGACAATTCCTGCCATGCAGAGAATACCAAAGGATGAGCAGGGGAATCCATTATATGAGCAGACGGACAGTGATACCGCTTGGGATGCCATTGTGGAGCAGACCGAGGGTGATGAGGTTATGGCACAGACCGTAGCCGATGGAATGGTTGCCGACAAGGAAGAAGCCTTGAAGAAACAGGAGAAAGCCAAATCGAAAGGCGGTAATTCTATTGCCGAAAAAATTGCTTCCGAGAAAGAACGCAAGGCGGCGATTGATGCGGCCAAACAGGAATTGCTCGTTTGGCAGAAGATAGCCGGTACCGCCAATCGCAGAAAAATGGAAGCGGATGCTGAACGCAGACGCATTGCCGATGAAGCAGCCGCATTGAGAAAGGCGGAAGAAGAAAAGTTGCGTGCCGAACGTGAGGAGGTAGAACGCATCGAGCGTGAAGCCCTAAACGGAGTGCCAGACATGGTGGACGACAAGCCGCAGGATGCACGGGCAAGAGGTTACAGACGCATGAACGGTCATAAGATAGACAGACAAGAGCCTGTACAGGCATTGATGGGAAAGGAGGTATCCGTAAAATTCAGTGATGATGCTATTGTAGGCGGTCGTATATCCGTGATTGATGCAAACTTGTTGCAACCGAGTCACGTTCAAGGTGTGCGAAATCCGCTTCACTTCATTGATGAGGCACAGCCAAAGGAGCGTAATGATGAAGCAAGCGTATTGTCTGCCCGAAAGATTGCCGGAAACATTCGTCCTGAAGAAATCACATCTTCTGTCACTGCATATACAGGCGCACCTACCATAAATGCACGAGGGGAAGTCATACAGGGCAACAACCGAAGTGACGCACTCCGTCAGATGTGGTATGGTCACAAAGACCAGGCAGAGCAGTACAAGCAGTATCTGAAAGACCACGCAGACGAATTTGGATTGCGTGCCGAGGATATTGATTCTGTGGAACGTCCTGTCCTCGTTAATATGCTTGAAGTGGACGATACCGAGGCTATCAATCTCGGTCAGTTTGTCGCACAGGACACAGAAAGCGGAGGTATAGAACGTATAAAGCCCAAGAACATCATGCAGAAGATGGGCAATGATATGCGTTCGTTCGCCAACCTATTGCTTGCTTCGAGCGATGAGGAGACTTCATTTGCAGGACTTGTGGATGCCAACGGTACAAATGTATTGAAATGGATGATGCAGAAAGGCTACATCACACCGACCCAATACAGCAGCGCATTTGACAGCAAGGGTAACCTGACCGCCGAAGCCAAGAATGATTTGCGTGGAATCATGTATCAGAGCATTTTCAAGGGTGGCAGTGTCCGTCTTGAAGAAATGTTCAACGCGTTGCCTGTAAAGGCTCAAAAGGCTATTCTCGCAACGGCATTCCGGGATTATGACAGTCCGAATGCAGAGCGTATGGTTGAGGAGATACAGAACTCAATCCGGGCTTATTATGCCTTGTCGCAGGACAAACAATTTACTGAAGCAAAAAATTTCAAAGAGGCACGAATAGCCGTTGAAAGTTGGAAACACCAATACCAGATTGATGATGCAACGGGCGAAAGTTATCTCCCTGCCGATAATTTCAGTAACTTCGCATTGCTTTTGGCAACGATGTACAAGGGAGAAACCCAAGGCATTATCCAAAATACATTTAACAGAATCTATGACCTTATTCAAGGCACACAGGAAGCAACCCTGTTCGAGCAGCCGGACAACACTCCCCGGACGCTTGCACAGGCTATTTACGAAACATTAAACATTATCTACGATGGACAACAGCGAAGCAATGTATTGGTTGGCGATACTGCAACAGGCCAACGAGGGCAGCAAGGAAGCCGGGGAGATGCTCAGGCAGGAGAACGAGTTGAGGACGGAAATGGGACAGCCGACAGTGGAGGAAGAATTGAAAGAGATGGTGGAAGAAGCGGAGTTGAGAGCGAAGATAGAGGAAATAAAGAAGAGGAAAATGATGCAACGGAAGTAATTGGCCGTTCCATGACTGCGGATGAAGCACAAGACTTCATTGCAGATATGGAATTGAGTGCTGAAATTGCTCCTGAAATAGACCTCACTATTGAAAACTGGGATGCCCTATTCGGTGAAGATGGTATCGTCACAACACCGATAGGCAATGTAAAAATGGGTGAAAACCAATTTACAAAATTGATGCGACAAGGCAGAAATGGTAAATTGGGTATGATTAAACCTACACTTGAACATCCTCATGCTATCATAGAAGATGTTAGTGAAGCCAAAGAGGGAGATACTACAGAACGTCCATCTTCCTATGTATTCATACGTTCATTTAAAAAAGCTGACGGTTCTCGGTATTATTATTTCACTTCAATCACAGTCAGCAAAGACGGTAAAGAGGTAGTTGTTTCCAACCAAGAAAAAAGGAGGAACGCCATTGCGAACCTCCTTACTAAAGGAAAAATGGTTTGGAAACACGCCGATGATGTTTCTAATGCCTCAGACATGGCACAAGGCTTATACTCGCCGCAAGGGAATGTGTCTGACCTCGCTACCGAGGGCACGGATGCGCCTCAAACCACTATGCTTTCTGACAACAAAGGTACAAATAATTCTCGTAAAAGCAGTGAGTTAGGAGAAAAAATAGCCAAGGCAGAGGCGGAAGTTGATGTAAATCCGACCGACAAGCAGAAAGAAGCCGGAAATTACAAGAAAGGTCATGTACAGGTCGGGGTGTTCGATATTACTATCGAGCAACCTAAAGGCAGTGTGCGCAGCGGTGTGGATGCCAATGGCAATAAGTGGGAAACAACCATGCAGAACACCTACGGCTACATTCGTGGCACGGAGGGCGTGGACGGTGACCATATAGACGTGTTCCTCTCTAATGACATTGACGGGTGGAACGGACGCAGGGTGTTCGTGGTGGACCAGTATAACGAGGACGGCAGCTTTGACGAGCATAAGGTAATGCTTGGCTTCAATGAGACTGACGATGCCGAAGCAGCTTACTTTGCGAATTATGACAACGACTGGGCGAAGAAACACAAGACAGTGGTGACCGGTGTCAACTTAGAGGATTTCGAGAAGTGGATAGATAGTAGCCACCGTAAGACTAAAGCGTTTGCTGAATACAAATCAGTTAAAAGTGTTGAGGAACAGAGTTCAAGTACACAAGTCAACAGACTTTCTGAAATCAAATCACGCATTGAAGAACTGCACAAGGAACAAGAAGCCGCACATGGTCAGAGTGATATATTTGAGGAAGCCCGCATTATTTCCGAAATAAACGACCTCTTTACTGAACAGCGGAAATTGGAACAAAACAATTCCAATGAAGAAACGACAACACCGACTGATGCTGCATACACCATTACTCAGGCACAATACACCACCAAAAGAGGTAAGGTGTTGGATATGCACCTTGTGAAGTTCAATGATGAATTAAGAGATACTGTTCGGAAGTGCACCACAATGTTTGCCAAACAACTGAAAGGCTGGTGGGATAAGGAAAAGCAAGGCTTCATGATGCGGAGCAAGGAAGATGCTGAACGCTTGGCAGAATATGCAACTGATGCACAATCACAACAGCCAGTCTCAATGTCTGATATGCAGGCTCTCAATGACGGTAATGTACAGTTTGTAGAACCTCAACTTTCGGAAACATCAAAGCCGGAAGAAAGACAGGAATACACCCCTGTATGGCAATATTCTGTTTCTGTTGATAAGGAAACGGGATTAACCACATTGAGGCGTGATGATGTGAGCGGACCTATCCCTATCGGGGATGGACGTTTCAATTATACGGCAAACAGTCCTGAAGAAATGTTGGAGATTGTACGTAATCCCAAGAATTTTAATCAGGAACTGCGTGACGCTGTTGAAACCATTCTTGAAAACAAGGTTAAGATTAGGGAGATTGTACGTACAGAAAAAGCGGCAGCCACAGAGCAAGAATCTAAGCCTGAAAATAAGACGAGTGGCAACCGTCTTGTTACCGATGAACGCTATGCAGAACTCCGTGAGCGTATGCGCAAGAAGTTGCTCGGTCAAATGAACATGGGCATAGACCCTGAAATACTTGCCATTGGTACGGAGATGGCTGTTTACCATTTGGAGAAAGGTGCACGCAAATTTGCCGAGTATGCAACAGCCATGATTGCAGACTTGGGCGATGCCATACGCCCATACCTCAAAGCGTTCTACAATGGTGCGAGGGATTTACCGGAGGTGGCAGAAAATGGACTTGATTCCGACATGACCCCATACGATGAGGTACAGAAGTTTGACGTGGCGAATTTCGATAAGACAAGCATTGATGCACTTGCCACTGCCGAAACCATAACAAGAGAGGCAGAGGTGGAACAAGAGGCAGAGATTGCACAGGAACGCATCAAAAAAAGCCGCCCTGCACGTAAAAAGAACGAGAAAAAAGCAGTAAATTCACAGCAGTCAAATGAGTTGGGTTTGTTTGATGGTCTGACTGATAACAATAAAAACAGCGAACATGGATTACAGAGAACTGATGCAGAACTGCATCGCCAATTTGCAATGACAGTAAAGGCTGATATGCTTGCGGCTCTTGACAATGGGACAAAGCCATACAGAAGCATTTTAGACCTACGCAAGCGTGCAAGTGAGTTGGGAATGGAGGTGGATAATGACAGAAGAACCGACATTTTGTTGCAGGAACTTGTTGAGGACGGATTGGTGAGAGCCGCACGAGAGGTTGTTGGCCGCAAAGGTAGAGATAGCCGTGCATCATACGATTTGATATGCAAACTTTATGAAATGCAACCTACCATTGCCGCACGAAGCAGTAATCGTATCAAGATGCAGCAGTACTCCACTCCTCTTCCGATGGCTTGGATTGCTAACCGCTTTGCAATGGCAAACAAAGCTGACGGTAAGGTGTTGGAGCCTACGGCAGGTAACGGAATGCTGGTGTTCACTGTACCTGTTGAGCAAGTACGCGCAAATGAACTTGACGAGACGCGATTGGATAATCTTCGCGAGCAAGGTTTTGCAGAGGTAACACAGCAGGATGCAACAGAGCCTTTTGCAGGCGGTATGCAGTATGACGCTGTTATTGCTAATCCTCCATTTGGGAAACGTGAGGCTGTAGAGTATGACGGAAAGATGATACCCGGACTTGACCCACAGATTACGTTAAATGCTCTTGCAAGTATGAAAGATGATGGCAGAGCAGCCATTATCATTGGTGGAAATATGGAATATGCTATTAATGGTGCTATAAAAAGTATGAAGCCATTCTTTACGTATCTGTACGACCACTATAACGTGAAAGGTGTTATTGATATGAGTGGCGGACTGTACGCAAAACAAGGTACTACGTTCCCTACTCGTATGATACTTATAGATGGTCGCAGAAGCAATGAAGAACGGGCGCAGACAGCCGTATATCCACCTGTGGAGAGTAAGGCTATCCGCAAGGCTGAAAGTTTTGATGACCTATATGAGATTATTAACGAAGTATTGAATTCAAAGGAAAAGACAAATGGAACAGAAGTATTACGTAGCCGAGAAAGGCAGCTGGCATCTGTCAATAACGAAACATCCGGGAACACTGACGGAGCAGGACATCGTGAACAACCTCGAAAGAATGATGATGTTGGAAGCAGAAGTAAATCAACACAAGAGCATTCGGACGGAGGCGAACAGGTTTTACCAAGAGAACGTAGAACGAATACTGCAGATGGTGAAACCCGGGCAGAAACTCCAAGAGATAACGCAGGAGGAAGCAGAAGTGTATCTAACACTGACATTCAGCGAGTGGGAACAGAGCGAGTTTCCACAAACGGAGTGGGATTAAAGCAGGCTCCAACCGAACACAAGAAACGTACTCTTACAGATGAAAAGAGTGCGTATCGTCCTCACAACAGTGCGTTTTCACTTAACAGCGTTGCCCCAGCTGCTATGGTCGAGGCAATGGATAATGTGCTTACTCAAATTGAAGCACAGCACGGCAGCATAGACGAATTTATTAAGACAGAACTCGGATATGACACCATTGAGGAAGCGCATCAGGCACTTGCCGCAGAGCAGATGGATAGTGTTGCTATGGCTATCTATCAAATGAAGCAAGGTCAAGCACTCATTATAGGTGACCAAACAGGTGTTGGTAAGGGTCGCCAAATGGCAGCACTTATTCGTTGGGCAGTGCAACGAGGCGAGAAACCTGTATTCATCACCCAGAAAGCAGACTTATTCTCCGATATTTACCGAGACTTGGTAGATGTTGGAAGTGGAGACCTCGTACCGTTTATATTCAACTCTGACGGTGCAATGGTTGATAGCAAAGGTAATACAGTACACAAACCTCTATCTTCTGCAGAAATGGCAAAAGTATTTGCATCGGGAGCATTGCCAGATGAATATGACTTTGCTGTACTCACCTATTCGCAGGTAAACACTGGTGATGCTGTCAGTCAACAAGAAATGGAGGAAGCAGCCAAAAAAAGTGGCGCACGCACTAAGAAAAGCAAGAACGTAAAGAATGGCAAGGCTACCCCGAAAGCCACATTCTTACGTGTCATTGCAAAGGATAACTATCTGTTCCTTGATGAAAGTCACACGGCGGCAGGTTCGAGCAATACAGGAGCCTATCTGCAAAGTATTCTTCGTGGGGCGAAAGCTGCCACGTTTGCAAGTGCTACGTTCGCAAAGCGTCCCGACACAATGCCTTTGTATGCAATTCGTACAGCGATGAGCCAAGCAAAGGTTGAGCCGGATAAGATGATTAGTATCATTGAGAAAGGCGGTGTAACTCTGCAAGAAATTATGAGCCGTGAATTAACAAATGCAGGGCAAATGGTACGCAGAGAGCGAGATATGAGCGATGTTGTTACCGATTGGAAAACAATTACTGACCCCGAAACTGTTAGACGTGCAAGAGAAAATTACGACCGTACCATAGCAGCATTCAATGCCATCATCAAATTCCAAGAGGATTATGTAAAGCCGATGATTGAAGCATTGGATATGGAACTTGCTGTTATGGCTGAGAGCGCAGGTGTGAAGCGAGGCACAGATAAAATGGGCGTAGAGAATGTGCCATTTGCAAGCAAGACCTACAACTACACCAAGCAGCTTATGCTTGCCCTCAAAGTCGATGCTATTGCAGATGAAGTGGAAGCCGAAATCAATGCAGGTCGCCACCCTGTTATTGCGTTGGAAAGCACAATGGAGAGCAGTATTAAGGACTATGCCGCAGGAGAAACCATTGATGAGCCAACATTCAGCGCAAGCCTACTAAAAGGACTTGACACTGTTATGCAGTACACCGTTAAAGATGAGGACGGTAACGAACGTCACGAGAGATATTCTCCACAGGCATTAGGTCCGGCAGGAGAAAAAGCATATTACGAGTTGCAGGATTTCATTCGTGAAAGCACAAGTGACATCTTTATCAGTCCACTTGATGCCATTATCGAGCGTCTGAACGATAAAGGGTACAAAGTAGGTGAATTGACAGGACGTAATATGTATGTTGAGCGCAACGATGACGGGCGTGTCGTTGTCAAACGTAGAACTGACAAAGACAAAAAGAAAATGCAGAGAGAGTTCAACAGTGGTACTCTTGACGTACTCATTCTCAACAAGTCTGCATCAACAGGTATCAGTCTGCACGCTTCGGAGAAATTCAGCGACCAACGTCAACGTTCGATGATTATTGCACAGCCATTGAGCGACATCAACGACTATATGCAGATGATAGGTCGTATTGACCGCACAGGACAGGTACATAGGGGTTATTACATCAATCTCGGTTTGCCTGTTCCTGCTGAAAACCGTTTCTTGATGATGCTTTCTACCAAGTTGAAGTCTTTGAACGCCAATACTACCACCTCACAGGATAGTGAAAGCAACGATGTTGAAGCACCGGACTTGCTCAATAAGTATGGTAGCCAAGTTGTTGTAGAATATCTACGTGATAATGTGGAAATCTACGAGAAAATGGGTGCACCTTTGAAGAAAGGCGGACTTGGAGGCGGTCGTGTGCAAGCAAGCGAACTTGATGAGTACAAACCACAGGAAGATGATGCACGAAAAGTTACAGGATATGTAGCCCTGCTGACGACCAAAGAGCAAGAGGAGTTTTACGATGATGTAGTAAGACGCTATAACGAGTTAATTAAATACCTTAATGATACAGGCAGTAATGATTTAAAGATTACCGTAATGCCTCTACGTGCCAAGACGATAGAAAAGAGGGTGTCATCCGAGGGGATAGACCCGGATGGCAACAATCCGTTTGCCCGCAACTCATTCGTAGAAAAGGTGGAAATGGATGTACTGCGAAAACCCATGAAATCCGATGAAATACGCAAGGTTATCGAACAGATAAACAGAGGTGCTTCACCTGCTGAGTACTTGGAAAGTGTTCTTGAGACAATCCGTAATGAAGATGAAGCGAGAATTGCCGCAGAGGAAGAACGGTACGAGAAGGCAAAAGCGAAAGCTGTAGAGGATATTGCTAAGCAGACAGACAAAATCAATGGACAGAAGAAACGCAGCGATGAAGAAAAGCGTGTTGCCATAGAAAACTTTATTGCAGAGACCAACGAGAAGGTTGAAAACAAGCACAATGACAACATTGTACGCCTGAATCAAAGCAGTGACCAGATAATGCGCCGCTTGAGAATGTTTGAAGTTGGCAAGTCATATCTCGTACCTGACAACCTTGAAGCGATGGTATTTGATTTTGCCACTCCTGCTATCTTCTGTGGATACAAAACAAAGGATAGCAAGATTACAGCCTCAACAACACTTGCGGTATTTGCAACCCTTGACGGTCGCAGACGCATTGAGATTAAACTTTCACAGATTGATGCGTTGCGAAGCATTGATAAAATGACCAATGACAATTGGGATGCTGCACGTGCCACCACACTTGATAATTGGGATAGTCAGATACCAAGTGAGACACGAAAGACAGGTTTCATTATGACAGGTAATATCTTGCAGGCTATAGCCGATACACAAGATGAATATGGAGGCTATCCGGGACAACTCATTAGTTATACTGACATTGACGGTAATGTTCACGATGGCATCTTAATGCCCGACAAATGGAATGCTTCTATGCTGAAAACGAGCGGTGCGCCATTGAGCAGTCGTTTACAACAGATAAAAGACTATACTCCTATAATAAGTCACGATGGAAAGGTAGAGATTATGGGTAGCAGTTGGGCAAAGATGTTCTACCTAACTGTCCCAAAGACAAAGAAAGATGGTGCAGTTTACTACGAGAACAAAACCTTGCTTCGTGCCGCAGGTGAAAACTTCTACCCTTACCGAGGGAAGTTGCGTGCGGATATTCCTGCCGACCATATTGATGAGATTGTTAAAGAATTGACCAAGTTGGGAGTAAAAGTAAAGGATGACACAACTGATATTCTCCAACGTAACGGCATTGGGGCATACACCGATGATGAAGTCAGTTATGAGAATGACCCTGCGGCAAAACTGCTCGGGCGGTCAAGGAGAACGGCAAAGCAACGGAGAGAATTTGCACAGCGTGAACGCCAAAGAATGACAGAGCGCGTGAAAAGCCTTGCAGAAAAGCTGCATCTGGACAATGTGGATATAGTAACCGATGCTTACACATTGGAGGGTAAGAAACAGCGTGCAAAAGGTTTCTACTCAAAGAGTACAGGCAAGATTACCATTGTTGTTCCCAACCATTCAAGCGTATTTGACATAGAGCAGACCCTGCTTCATGAAGCGGTAGCCCACTACGGATTGCGTCAGCTGTTCGGCGAACATTTTGATACATTCCTTGATAATGTACTCAACAATGCAGAAGAAAGCATTCGTAGACGCATTGTAGATATGGCTGCAAAAAACGGTTGGGATTTCAGTAAGGCTACCGAAGAATATCTTGCTTCGCTTGCAGAAGATACTGAATTTGAAAACATCAATGCAAGCTGGTGGAGGCAGATAAAGGATTTCTTCCTGAATATGCTGCACAAGATAGGCTTTGAGGATTTCGGAGGGGTTACTCTGACTGACAACGAACTACGCTATGTATTGTGGCGCAGCTACGAGAATCTTGCAGAACCGGGCAGATACAGAAGTATATTGGGAGAAGCCGCCGATGTGGCAAAGCAGTATGAACTGAAAGTAGGCAATTATGCAGTTGCCGAACCACATCATCAGAACATTGCAGAAAACGATGATACCCTGTACCGTGACGGCGACTCTTTAAGGAGACGCTATGACAGGAAAGTCCGTACACCCAATAAAAGCAGAAGTGTCAAATGGAAAGAAAATCTCCTGTACAGACTGAAAGAGGCGTATCAAGACAGTATGTCCGCATTGAAAACATTGCAGGACATGATTTCAGAAGAAACAGGGAATCCAATCCATTCGTTTGAAAATGCCTATATTGCAGAAAACAGTATGTCGGCAGAAAATAAGTCGCAAGCGGAGATATATGAAAGGGATTTCTATAAACCGATGATGAAAGTTGTTCAGAAACTTATCAAATTAGGTGCATCTTATGAAGAGTTGAAGTCGTACATCATAGCAAAGCATGGTCTGGAGCGTAATGAGGAATTCTCCAAACGAGATGCAGAGCAGGATGGCGACACTTGGGATGGTGCTATTACACGTGATTATTCGGGTTTGACCGAATTAACCGGTGATAAAGATAATTTCACCGAGGCTGCACAAATGATAGTTGATGAGTTCGAGAGCAAGTTTAACGTGTCCGAATTGTGGGATAAAATCAACGCTGCGACCAAAGAAACGTTACGCAAAAGTTACAATAGCGGCTTGATGAGTAAATCCACTTATGACAAAGTTCGTGGAATGTTCAAATATTATGTGCCATTAAGAGGTTGGGATTGCGAAGTCGCTTCCAACGAATACGAATATATGACAAGCAACCGTCTGATGCTTTCTCCGACATTGAAGACAGCGGAAGGACGCACAAGTCTGGCTGACGACCCTTTGGCCACCATTGGATTCATGGCGGAAAGTAGCATCGTTCAAGGAAACAGGAACTTGATGAAGCAGAAATTTCTGAACTTCATTCTCAATAATCCGAATGAACTTGTAAGTATCAGCGAACAATGGTATGTGCTTGACAATGCCACCGGTGAATGGGAAGCACGAAACCCAATAATCCCGGAAGATGCAACAGGTGATGAGGTGGCTTCCATTGTCGAACAATTCGAGCAGGAAATGGAAGCCCTCGGAGATAATGCCACGAAAAAGAAGGACGGGCTGAAACTAAGTATGCATATTACGAAACGCGAGGGTCAAGAACACGTTGTAAGGGTAAAAAGAGCCGGTAAGGAATATTGCCTTTATATCAATGGCAATCCAAGAGCGGCACAAGCCATCAACGGATTGACCAACCCGGATGTAAACGACAGCAGTCTGTACAAGGCTGCAAAAGCGGTGAAGAATCTTATGGCAAGAGCATTTACTTCAATGAACCCTGCCTTTGTCGTGAGCAACCTGTCAAGAGACATCATTTGGGCAGGTACGGCAGTAGCCATTAAAGAAAACGCTGTATATACAGCCAGGTATAACAAAAATGTAACAGAATGCCTGGTTAAGGCTCAACTGCCGCGTCTGCTTGTAAAATACAAAAACGGCAGGCTTGATAGGAATAACGATTTGGAACGTTATTTTGACGAGTTTATCCGTAATGGAGGCGAAACAGGATTTACCCAACTGAATACAGTTGAAGACTACAAACGAAACATCAAGCGTTTCATAAAAGAAGCAGAGGGTAAAAGTTCCATTACCCAAAAAGCATGGAACGGTTTGTGGAACAGTGTGGAGTTTCTGAATAGAAGCGCAGAGGACACGACACGCTTCATGGTGTATATGACAAGCCGCCAAATGGGCAGGGATGTGGCCCACTCCATATATGACGCGAAAGAGATTACCGTCAACTTCAACAAGAAAGGAAGTGGCGGACTGGGTGCAAGTGTCATGAACTTCAGTTACATCTTTTTCAATGCAGCCATTCAGAGTGTAGCGAACTTCGGCAAACTTATGGCAAAACACCCTGCCAAAACCACTATGGCATTAACCATATTCTCATCGGCAGGCTTCCTTGTTCCGATGATGAACTTGGCTATACAGGCTCTGCTTGGTGGAGATGACGATGACAACGGTTATTGGGATTTACCGGAATGGGTACGCAGGAACAACCTCGTCCTTTATGTACCTTGGAGTGAAAACGGATATATGACGCTTCCATTACCACACGAAATGAGACCTTTCTACAGTATGGGAGAAATAGCATATTCAGTCCTTGCCGGAAAGGAAAATATTGAAGACGGTTTAAGCAAGGCAGCAACCGGATTCTCGTCCATGCTACCTATTGACCTGACAGGCAACGGAGGAAATGTTGCAGTAAGCCTTACACCGACTATCGGACAACCTTTTGCGCAGATTATAGCCAATAAGGATTATTTTGGCAAACCTATTTACCGTAAACACACGTGGAACGAAATGGATCCAGAGTGGACAAAGGCGTACAAGAGTACCGCCCCTTGGCTTGTTGACGGTACAAGATGGTTGAACGAGATAACAGGAGGTAACAATGTCGATGCAGGCACAATAAACATTAATCCTGCATTGATAGAACATCTGTTTGAAAGCTACTTTGGCGGTGTCGGCAAAACACTGAACAAGACCCAAAAGACATTGGAAATGCTATGGAATGAAGATTTGCAGGAATGGCGCAATGTACCTGTCATCAGCAGTTTCTATCAAACCGCAGATGAACGGACAACAGGCAGCCAAATCAACCGTGAGTATTCTAAAGCAGTTGATGAAATGGAAGATGTCCAGCATTCTTTAAGCGGATACAAGAATCAGGTCAGAGTGGGGAACATCGAGTATGCTGAAAAGATAGATGAACTTATCAATTCAGAGGTATTCAAACGGTACGCTTTAGTTAAAGGCTATCACAATGCCATACAAAAAGCAAGCAAGGCTCTAAAACTCATTGACCCGACACAGCGAGAAGAAGTTGAAACCATGATTATGAACTTGAAAGTTGAAATGCTTGATAAGTTGAAAGGATTGGATGGAGATAAATAGTTATACTTGAAAGGAATGCTTTGGATAGTACCTTTGTGTCTATCCAAAGCATTCTGATAATATTCAACGATTATGCATAATACAAAAAATGGAAATAAAAGACTGCTGTTCATGAGCCGTGTCGCACCCAAACGTGATACGGAGGAAATGGATACCGTAGTAATGTCTTCACAGCAGTCGGGCGACCGCAGGGCGTTTGATATATTGATGGAGGCACAGCACTATTGGAATCAGATGGAGGATTTCCGAAAGGACAGAGAGCGCAACAAGCGATATACCTACGGTTTTCAGTGGGATGACAAAATATGTGTGGACGGTGAGACCATGACGGAAGAAGAGTATATAAAAAGGCAGGGCAATGTTCCATTGAAGAACAACCTTATCCGCAGATTGGTAAAAAGCGTACTCGGCGTGTATCGAAGCCAGAGCAAAGAACCGACCTGTACAGCACGCGACCGAGACGAGCAGAAATTGGGCGAAACGATGAGTACCATCCTGCAATGCAATATGCAACTGAACCGGATGACGGAGGTATATGCCCGGACAATGGAGGAGCTTCTTATCAGCGGCTTCATTGTACATCGCAAATCATACGGTTGGCGCAACGGAAAAGAGGATTGTTGGACGGATTATGTACAGCCGAACAATTTCTTCATAGACAACAATATGCGTGATTTCAGAGGTTGGGATGTATCGGTTCTTGGCGAGATACACGATATTTCATTCGGGCAGCTTTGCGAACAGTTCGCCTCTTCACCCGAAGATTACCGCAGACTTAGAGACATCTACAAGTGGGCGGCAAAGAAAGAATACATCGCCTCGTATGCAGAGCGTTTCGGCTACAGCCGTTTGGAAAACTACGATTTTCTGTTTACGAGCGAGCCGGGACGGTGCAGAGTCATTGAGGTCTGGCGCAAGGAGCAAAAACCAAGATACCGGTGCCATGACTATCAAAACGGGGACATCTTCAAGATAGATGTGAAGGATTACCAAAAGTGTGTGGTCGCCGTCAATGACGAACGTATTGAAATGGCGAAGTCTGTCGGTATGCCCGAAGAAGAAGTGCCGCTCATTAAAGCCACGTGGTTTATTGACGATTATTGGTATTTCTATTACCTGTCGCCATTCGGAGATATTCTGAAAGAGGGAGAAACGCCATACGAACACGACAGCCACCCATACGTATTCAAGGCTTATCCGTTCATTGACGGTGAAATCCATTCGTTCGTATCTGATGTCATCGACCAACAGCGATATACCAACCGTTTGATAACCCTTTATGACTGGATAATGCGTGCGAGTGCCAAAGGGGTACTGATGATGCCCGATGATTGTCTGCCGGACGGAGTGAGCATTGACGACATTGCGGAAGGCTGGGCTGAGTTCAACGGTGTGATTGTCTATAAGCCGAGCAAGAGCGGACGTGTGCCGGAACAAGTGGCCAACAATTCGACCAACATCGGCATTACCGAGTTGCTGAATATTCAGTTGAAGTTCTTCGAGGACATTTCTGGAGTTACAGGGGCATTGCAAGGGAAACCCGGATTCTCGGGAGAGAGTGCAGCCCATTTCCAACAACAGACACAAAATGCAACCACCACTTTGCTTGACCTGTTGGAATGCTTCAGCGGTTTTGTGGTGGATGGTGCATACAAGGATGTAAAGAATATGCAGCAGTTCTATGACAGCAAGCGTGTGTTCAACATTGCCGGACGGAGCGGCGCACAAATCGAATACGACCCGAAAAAGATACGGGATGTGGAATTTGACCTGAGCATTACTGAAAGCACAACCACCCCTGCATACAGGCATCTTGCCAACGACATACTCATGCAGTTGTGGCAAGCACAGGCTATCAGCGTAGAACAGTTGCTTGAACATGGCGACTTCCCGTTTGCCGATGAACTATTACAGAGCATCAAGTCGCAGAAAGAGCAATTAGAACAGGGTAAAATGCCTGACGGTCTTTCTCCCGAACTGATGGCGCAAGCGCAACAAGGTGCGAACATGCAGGCCGTGAACAAACTGAATAATGCAATAAGGCAATAATTTTAATTTAACGACATCATGGAACAGAAAACTATTTGTATAGACTTTGACGGTGTCATTCATGACTACAGTAAAGGTTGGCAAGGCGAGGATGTGTTTGGGCAGATGATACCGAATGCAGATACAGGTACAGCCACCCTAAAGAAAAACGGATGGACTATCATCATCTTCACGACACGCAAGAAAACTGCAAAATTGGAAAAGTGGTTGGCAGAAAACAATATTTCATACGACCATATAAACGAAAACCCGAATCAACCGGAACATACAAGTGGAAAAATCATAGCCGACGTGTATCTTGATGACCGGGGTGTCTGTTTCAGGGGGCGGTGGGATTCATGGCTTATAAGGGATATTATTGATTTTGAGCCTTGGCAGGAACAACAAAAGAAAGAAATAGAACAGCTTGCGACATATGGACAAAGCGAAGATGACATTTGGTCAAGAGGCAACGAGAAAAGAATCAAATTAGCCCATGCTTAGCGGATAAAGAATGAGGGTGTACCAAATATATTCAATTTGATACACCCTCATGTCTATTTATTATTCTTTGGACAGTTGGAATTTCTCTATCCAGACATCTTCCTCTCCATTGTCGAAATCAACAATACAGGCTTCGTTCGGAATATCCAATTCCTTGACCGTACCAATGACACCATTATCGTTGCACATCACCCGGTCTCCGACTTTAAACTTATTGATATTGTCAAGTGCGAGCGGGTCGTTGGTAAGTGTTGCTATACCGTCAATATTTCCGTACTTTCCCATTTTTTCTTGATTTGCCGATTGCTTCCAACCATGAGTAATACTGATTACGTTTTTTCGCCATTACAGCCGAAGATAATTTACCTGCCCCGTTATTGTACGGAGTGCAATAGAAACACTCAAATTCGAGGTCTCTGACGAATGTATTATGGTTGATATAGTGCTTCTGCTTGAGTTTACGGAAATTGTTCCTATCCATAATTACAAGTTGTCCACTCACGCCACTTGTCGGCATTACATAGTAGCGTTGTCCATTCTCACGATGTGCCTTGTCGGCTTGTCTTACTGCCTCACGCAAACGGAGTGAAGCACGGATTTTCTTAAAGATGTTCATCTTTCCTGTTGTTAAATTGTTAAACTATATTGTTGCGGCAGATACCGCTTTTTTCTTCCTGCTGATATATCTTCCCACACGAGGTACGAATTTAGGCATATCCATTTCAAAGAAACAGATGTGCAGACCAATGGCACGGGTCATCAACAAGTCATCGTGTTTACCGATAATCGCCCCGAACGCTCCATTCGGTTTCTTCTCATAACACAGATATTCGTCCAGACAACGGGCATCACGCTCAACATACAGGCTCTCACGGATGACTTTCACGAGTGTAGAGATTACCATCGGTTTTGTGGCTATGTTGGTGTGGAAACCGTAGTTCACTGGCAAGCCCTCCCGAATAGCCTCCTCCGACTGCTTGCGTGCGTACAGGTTGGGATAAACATCCTTAATCTGATTGAGAATGAATTGGGATTGGTCTCCGTCCACCTGCCTTTCCTTGTCATGTGTTTCAAGTGTGTTGCTCTCAATCACAAGCATGGAATTGTCATAGAAAGCCGCTATCTGTGCCGCTTTCCACGCCAAGAGGTCAATATCTATATGTCCGTACCATTGCGCCACAACAGTGGGTTTTCCTCCGTCATTCATGAAGAGACGGTCGAACACGACAATGACGGACCAGTCAGCCTTATTGGAACGCCCACCGACATCGACCACCGTCAAATATCTGTCGGTTACCACTTCGTCATCGTAAATCTCAGGCATTTCCCAAATATGTAGCAAGCCTTGGCTGTCACCAACAAAACGGAGGTTTTGCAATGCTTTCTTCCCCTCATCACCATCGGCATATACTTCTCCTACATATCGTGGAGGCTTGCATGATGCTTTAAGTTTCTCGACCTTGTATTTGTCGAACACACGTGCGCCGGAATGGACGAACGCCTCAACATCATCGGAAGGAAACTCTGCCGCCATCAATCCGTGTTCGGTATATTTGGCACGTTCCTGTATGTACCAATTGATAGCTTCAAGCGTTGCGCCCTTCTCCCACAGCCACCACAGATATTTGCCGTTTTCCTCACGGGATGAAGGTATGCCGTCATTCTCACGGTTTGCATACAGCATTTGTGCAAAAGCTTCCACATCATCAAGAGGCAACGAATACTGTTCTATGTCAAACCACGACACGAACATTGCCTCGAACTGGGATTTTCCGTTCTTGGCATCGTCATACTCCTTTTGAAAGAAATTACCTGTACCATTGGCGGTACTTTCATAGACAATCATCGTATATGGGCGCAGCAATATGCCAGAACAGGCGGAGCGCACTATGTCTTCGGGCTTCTTTCCATCTGTCGCCTTCCATAGTCCTACCTCGGACAGATGCACAAGGTTGTAGTCTCCACCACGGCAAGAGTCCGGTCGTTCGGCAGTACCAATTTTAATCTTGCAGTTGCGTTGCGGTACACGATGAATGCTGCCCGACTTACCGACTCCGACCATTTTGGGCTCGTTCTCGCTGTAGGTTTCACCCAGTTTGTGCAGCATATCCACCGGATAGTTCTTTATCATACGGTCGAACATATCCTTGATTTCATCCGAACCCGCACCTTGATGAGCGATGATAAGTGAGTTCAGTCCTACTTTATGAACCAACTGCAACCACGCCATATATATTTGCGAGGTGGTAGAACCTCCCCATTGCCGTGCTTTCAGCAAGACAAGGCGTATAGGCTTATCTGCTTTTCGCAATCGTTCCAACCTTTCAACGAAACGGCGTTGCGGTCGAGTAAGGCGAAATAACACATCTTCGCCGCCCCCCTTGTTCTTGATATATACGAATGTTGCCGCCCAAAATGGGAAGTCATATTTGTTACGTATGCGCACAAACTGGCTTATTACTTTGAGCCGGTCGCTTTCATAATCTTCCTCTTTAGCATTTCCAAGTTCCTGCAAGAATGCCTTGACAGAGCCACATTCGACAAGTTGCCGAACAAGCGGTACATCCATCATTTCTACAGGCAGATATTGGGTGCGTATCGGAAAGTCCTCTATACAGACCTTTACACGTTCCCCAACCGAACCGAACCCGCCAATTGGGTCAAAGCGTGCATACACCTCTGCGTTTCGGCGGTTGTTTTCTTCGATGATAAGTCTGATTTCCTCCTGCATATTAACCGATTTTTACAGGTTTGTTCAACAATGCCGCCAAACACCCTACGAGATAGCAGTACAAGTGTACCCACGCATTGGTGCCGGGAAAAAGAAAACCGATGACGAGATAGACAACCATCCATAATTGATAATGGACCTTTCTTTCTACCTCGAAAGAAACAGAACCGAACAGGACAAATACAAGTCCTGAAAGTCCGACCGTTGGAATATTGGATAGGCAGAGTACTGGAACAGATACGGCGGAAATGTATGCGAATACCAAGCGCCATAATGACACATTGTATATGAATACGACCGAAAGCAGACACCACGCATTAAGTGCGGCGTGAATTATATTCACATGATAAAATGGATATGACATACGACACCCCGGTCCGCAATCTTTGAAGATACCGACTTCTGACCAATCTTGAATATCCTGCAAAGCCAAGCAGCATACAATGATTGAAATTAAAAGCGAAACAGCCTTTGTTGTTTTCGTCTTACCCATTCTTTCCTTGCTTTACAAACCATAATCTTTGCACTACCAGGCGTGAGGTAGAATTTAGGGGCGGGCTGCATGACAACCATAGAACATAGTTCAGAAATAGTCTTATCGGGATAATCGGTGTACATTACCATGACACGGCTATAGATTTCTTCGTACATTTCACGTTTGGACGGACACATCTTCTCCAAATGCGCCTTGCCCTTCATCATCGCTGATACCACAAGAGCTGCCCGAATATCGCTTACCCAAAAACGGCGTGAAGGCATATTGACAATGTTGTTGTACACATCAGGCATACGGATGTAGTCGCACGATTCAATATATTCATCGTACGCCCTCATCAAGTCGTCTGAACGTTCTTGAAAGTACTCCATCAATGCCCCTTTATGTTTCATTCCTACAACAAATTACAGCTTTAACCGTGTACCAAAGTTACCTATTGGAGCGTAAAAAGATAAACATAGAATGCGTGTATCTTAGCTTATTTTTGCTTCAAAGTTTCAGACAACATTAATTATTTACAGTATATGCCTAAGAATACGGAAGTTAAAAGCAACCGGGACAGATACATGGAACGGTTGAAAACAAAGTATCCCGACAAGGAGTTTGCCGATGATGAAGCGTTATTTGGTCAAACCAATGACGATTACGACAGTTACGACAACGAATTGTCTGGATACCGTGAGCGAGAAAAAGCTCTCTCGGACTTATTTGCAAGCAACCCGCGCAGTGCCGCTTTTCTTACCGACTGGAGAAAGGGCGAAGACCCTATCATCGGTATGGTGCGTAAATTCGGGGATGATTTCAAGGCCGCACTTGAAGACCCCGAAAAGCAGGAGGCACTTGCAGCCGCCAATAAGGAGTTTGCAGAACGCATCGCCCAAGAGAAAGAGTACGAGGGAGAGTATCAGAAGAACCTCAACGAGACTTTGACCACCCTTGAAACCATGCAGCAAGATGAAGGACTATCTGATGAGGACATTGACAGTGCAATGGATTTCCTTGTCGGCATTGTGCGTGACGGAATCATGGGCAAGTTCACACGTGAGAGCGTGGCAATGGCACTCAAAGCCATCCGGCATGACAGCGATGTGGAACAGGCAGACCGAGAAGGCGAAGTAAGAGGTCGCAACACCAAGATTGAAGAAAAGTTGCGCAAGGGCAGCAAGAATGACGGTACAGCCAACCTCGGCAGCAAGAACGGCGGAGGCAAAGGCGGCTCACGAGAAATGCCAGATTTGGGTGTCATTGACCAAAACTACGGAACTCAGAACATTTGGGAACGTGGCGGAGAAAAACGCAGGACAAACAAGTAAAATCAATTCTATTTATTCACTTTTCAAAAATTAAAAGAGCAATGAAGAAAGCAACAAGTTTTCTGTGTCGCATCATGCTGATGGTATTGGCATTTGTGACAGGCGCATCAAGCGGTGTGTTCATGGCCAACGCCTCCGAACTCCCTGATGCAGGTAAAACAACAGCCGGAGCTGACGGTACGGGCGGAACAGACGGTATCGCAACGGAAACCGCAGGCAGAACGGATGGTGACTCAAATTTTTATTTGAGCGATGTGGACAAACGTATCGTGAAGATACGTCCGATGGCAACTCCTATCGACCAAATCAGCCGTTATGCAAAATCAAGTAGTACAAACTCTTTCGAAGTTAAGTATTACAGCGTAGGCACAAGAGAAATCAAGTGCAGTACCAACAAGAAAGTAGAAAAGATGCTGAACGGAGCCAGCACCTCCCTTCCGGTAGATGACCTGAACATGTTTACTCTGGATGATACCATTCGAGTAGTAGGTGTGAAAGCCATTACGAAGCCGGATGGAACAAAATACGGGCTGGAAGACAGCAATGTTCCCGACCTTGTATTATGTGTATGCGGTAAAGATAGCTCAACAAACTTACCAACCGTGTATGCTGTTAACGGTGACATGGACAGTTCGAGTAAGCAACCAATCCTTGTACCGGATATTCCTTCAGGAACAACACTTGTTCGTATGGGTAAGGCTTGTGGTGAGTTGGATGTACAGACAGGACGCTTCAACAATATCCCGATGCCTGAAACCCAGTATTGTCAGAACTTCATGATTCAGGTAGAGCAGTCCACCTTTGACAAGATTGCCGCCAAGGAAGTGAACTGGAATTTCTCGGACATTGAGGAGGACGGTGTATATGATATGCGCCTCGCCATGGAGAATACCTATCTGTTCGGTGTCAAGAATGTCATCAAGCATATTGCCAAGGACGGTATGAACACTTGGTTTACAGGCGGTATATGGTGGATGGCTGGCAAAGACATCGAAGTGGGCGAATGGAATGCGGACAAGCAGTGCGCCATCATTACCGATGAAAACCTTGTGGATATTACCAAAGACCTCTTTGTGGGTACAGGTATCGGCAACAAACGCAAAATCCTTTTCTGCGGTAGCGATATGCTGTCTGCATTCTCGAAAATCAAGAGTGAGAAGTTCCGCCTGAAAGACACTGTTGAGGTTTGGAATTTGAAATTCAAATCTTGGGATACCGATTTCGGAGAGGTACTGACCATTCATCACGAACTATTTGACGTGAATGGCATGAGCGACTGCGGCTTTGCAATGGACCCGGAATACCTGTCGAAGAAAACACATATCTCTTGGGCAAGAAACGTACTTGACTTGCAGAAAGCCGGTATCCGCCGTACCGATGCAGTAGTAATCCAAGAAGTAAGCTGCTTGTACTTGCGCTATGCAAAAGCACATGCAAGAATGCGTCTTGCCAAAGCTCCTGTTGAAGAGCCTTAATAATCCACAAAAAGAAATCAATAACCGGGGATGGGATAAGGAGTCCCATCCCTTTTTTAATTTACAAGTATATGATTAAAACCTATAAAGCGAACACCAACGTGAGTATCAACGTAGTGCTTCCAAGTAAGAAGAACCTGCATATTTCGTTCACACCTCTGTCCAACGGTAGCAGCCTGTTTACAACAGACAACGAGGACATAATGCGTGCCATCGAAAAACATTACAATTTTGGAAAGTTGTTCCGGCTACACAGTATGCAGGATGAAAGTGAAAAGATAAATGCAAAAACAGAAGAAAATCTGCAAGATAAAGAAATTCCAACTGTCGATAACCAAGTAACAGGAGAAGACAGTCAGGACGGAGAAACCACAGATGGAAATGACCCAACCCTGAAAAAAGTGAAAGTGAGCGACCTGTCCGCAGCAAAAGATTATCTTGCCGATACATTCGGCATCAGCCGAACAGCCATGCGCAGCATGAAAGCAATTACTGAACAGGCAGCCGCAAACGGAATTGAGTTTGAAGGATTGTCATAACCGGATAAAAGAGCATGACAGTCTATCAACTTGACGACATAGCGAAAGATGTCCGTATCGCACTTGACCAAAACATGGCAAGTGACACATTGGCAGCAATCGGTGACGTGGACACGCTTGCACTCAACGACATCATCAAGTCCAAGATTGTGGAAGCCGTAAAGCGTGTACACAGTTCCGCACCTCCCTATCTGCTTGACGGCGGACACAACTTCGGTGATGCTATATTTTGGAAAGAGCATGAAAGCGGATGGATACTGCTTCCGGAGGATTTCATGCGTTTTGTCGTTTTCCAAATGGATGACTGGGAACGTGCGGTATTTTATCCCATAAATACCGATGACCCGGAATATGCAAGACAATCTTCCAGATTTAAAGGTATCAGGGGTACGTACCAACGCCCTGTCTGTGCCATTTCCATACGCCCGGAAGGAAGAGTGATGGAATTTTATTCATGCAAGACGACAAAAGCAAAAGTAAGCCGTGCCGTGTATCTACCTTATCCGAAGATTGACAAATACGGCGCGATAGAAATTTGCGGACGATGTTACAACGCTGTGGTATATACCATAGCAGCATTAGTATTAACTACATTCGGTGATGCGGAGAAAAGTGCCGCATTGAACGAATTGGCAAAATCTGTATTAATATGAGTTACGAATCAAAGCATATAGATGGTGATGTATCAGTAGGTCGCAATACGGCAATAGGAGGCGATGCTACTGTCCAAGGAAAAACCCATCTGAAAGGAAATGTTGTCGTAGATGGTTGGCTTGAAGCCAAAAATATCAAAGGAGCAGGAAAAGGTCTGTACACTACCGTTGAAAAACTAAAAGCAGCCTATCCTTTTCCGCATGATGGCTGGTGGGCACTTGTAGGAGTTTCATTGCCGGCCCCCATTTATGTTGCAGATGGTGGAGAATGGGTGCCTACCGGACAAAGTGGAGGTAACCCAACTATAGACAGCGGTCAGTATAACGAAGCCGTAGAAAAACTGCAAGAGGATATAACCAAACTGCAGGACGACATTACGGATATAGAGGCCCGCAACAAAGCGCAAGACACCAACCTCACCACGCTTGGTGATAGCGTCAACTCGTTGCAAGACCAAGTAAACACAACCAAGGATACCGCAAACAAGGCAAACAACAAGGCGAATGAAGTTGGAAGCCAACTGAACTCTTTCAAAGATTCAAAAGGTGAAAACGGAGGAATCGCCCCTCTTGACGAACAAGGGAAAGTACCGAGCCGACACTTGCCCGGATACATTGATGACGTGGTAGATTTTTATGGCATTTCCGTAGGCATTACTGTAAAAAATGAATCCATAGACAAAAATTCCAACGATGAGGGTTGTAAAGTTGTATATGATAAGGAACATGGTTGCTTTGTGCTTGCATACGTTCCGACAATCGGAGAATCCGAGGCTGCTACTTATTATAACAACTGGTTGAATGCAGATGTTTTCGGTACGGCAAGTACAAACGGGCGAATACCCTCTTCCGGTAAAGTCTTTCTATGCGAAGAAGATGGGAAAAGCTATCGTTGGAGCGGAAATCAATTGGTGCCAATCGGTTCAGACCTTGCACTTGGTCACACAAGTTCGACTGCATTCCCCGGTGATGAAGGTGCGAAGTTACAGGAAGATATGAAGCAGGTGGAAGAAAACAGAAAAAACATTCTTTCACAAAACAAGCAAATCGTGGCACGCAGTATTGTAAATGTCAACCAGCTGTTTGACCTTGCAGACAGGGAGATAACATTTTCCGTTGCCCTTGACCGGTGTTCCGCTTCCGAATATTCACCGGTATTGAAAATACCAGGTGTCGTATTGACCTTCCTGACGGAATCCGGATGGGTTTCCAAACAATGGACTGATACATCGGACTGGTTTAAAGAAAACAACTGGAGCGATTTCGGCGCAGGTGGTGGCAAGGGCATAGGCGATATAATCAATGTAAATGCCCTGTGCGGAAATGTGGAATACACTTTGTCAACAGCCATCAAAGCCGTGTCAGACCTTGAAAAGGAGAATGGGGAAGTTTATCTTAAAAGCGGTATCATCCTTACGTTCAAGACTGCAGAAAGCGACAAGAACGGTGCACCCGTGTGGCTCACCTACCAATTTACACGTGAAGCGAGCGACATAACACCAGAGGACTTGAAACCATGGGTAGCATTCGGTGGCGGAGGAAGCAACGTGGAAACATCCGATAAACCGGAAGAAGGAGGGAAAGATGCCCTTTCCACAGGAGGCGCATACGCCATGCAGGAAAAATCAATCGGAGGATTTGACGAAGAAAGCGATGAGGAATATATCTACTACAAAGCCGTGAACCTGAACGGGGGACAGATAGAAGATGTAGTACTTAAGATTCCGAAAAATGGAGGAGGCGGAGGTTCGAGCGAGGACAGCACCCTGTCCATCTACTTTGAGGAAGCCGCCCCCATTGTGGCGTTCGGTTCCGAGATAAAAATTAATGTAGCTTTGCGTAGTGTCAGTTACCCGGACGGTAACGAAGTGCTTGGCGTTATCCGTAATGTTTCAATCATTGATGCAAGCACAGGACTTACCCTGTATAGCGAGGCAATGAACGAAACCGGCTCAGCAAGTGCAACGGACTACAAGTTTGAACTTGACTTTACTGAGTACTTCAGCAGTGCTGCATCCAAGAGTTTCTTTGTTCAGGCTACCGATGCGGACGGGAACACCAAGAAGAAAGCCATTACCATTGTTGCTGTGGATATTACAGTTGAACAGCCTATGCCGCTCAACTACACAAGCAGCACCGCATTGACCGTAGGAGGCACAGCAAAAAATATAGGACAGTTCTACAAATTCCCAAACAACACCTCATCCATACGTGCCACAGTGGAAATGCTCTACAACGGGGAATGGAAGAAACTGGGAGAGGCAACAGTCAATGACAGTTACACCAAGAGCATATCCATCAATCCGAGTAATGTATTCGGCGGCGGTGAACGGATGACACATGGGGCATACCCGGTACGCATTTACGGAACGGAAAACAAATCAGGAGTAAGGGGCAATACCATTTACTCTGCTATCATGTGTATTGATGCCGAGGACACCACTCCTATCGTGGCAATCCGGTTCAACGACACCAACAACGGTACGCTCCGCCTGTATGATAACCTTACCATAGAGGTCGCAGCATACACATCGGGTAAAACGGAAACGCACGTGGATGTCTTCTATGACGATGAGAAAGTGACATCCGTGGAAGCCATGATTGCCGAAACGCTTACCGTGAACAAGCAGATAAGCGGATACAGCACGGACGGAAGCCAGAGCATTACCGTACATGCCAAGAGCGGAAATGTGTCCACCAATGAAATCAAGGTAATTGTAAAAGGGAGTGCCATTGACATGGCCATCAAGGACGGAGCTTTGTTCGGATATGATTTTTCCGCGCGCAGCAACAGCGAGAGCGACCATACCATAGAAAACAACGGCATAACTATGGATGTAAGGGGCGCAAACTGGTCAAGCAACGGATTCGTGGACTACTTGGGCGAACGATGCCTTCGCATAGCAGAGAATGTGAAAGCGGAGATATTGGATTACTACCCTTTCGGGAACTCTGCCACCGAACGGACTACAGGTTGTGCCGTCCAATTCGCATTTGCCACCAAGAACATCAAGGAAGCAGATTCAAAACTCATAGAGTGCTATGATGCTGATAGCGGTGCAGGTTTCTATGTATGCGGCAACAAAGCTGCTATCTACTGTAAAACAGGACAGCCTGCCTTAGTTGAGCGCAGCTTTCGCTCTGGCGAGAAAATCACGATGGCAGTAGTTGTCGAACCGTCCACCATTTATGTATCACGGGGTGGAAGCAATTACTCCTGCATGAAGTTGTATTTGAACGGAGAAGAAGTGGGCTGTATCGGTTATATCAGTGACAGTGGTGCAATCCTTAACAACAGAACCGTTACGTTCAACGGTACGGAAGGAGACCTATACCTGTACTATATGCTTGCCTACGAGAGTCATTATGAATGGGCACAGGCGTTCCAAAACTACTTGTGCAAACTGACAGACACCACTGCCATGGTTGTGGAATACGAGAAAGAGAACGTGCTTGACACGCAAAACCGCCCCACCATAGAAGCCCTTTCTGCCAAGGGAATGCCTTATTATGTAGTGGTGGCAGACCAGCAGACCTTTGACACATTTGACGGTGACATAGATACGAGCAAGAAATTCAAATGTACACTATTCTACTATGACCCGAAACGACCATGGAGAAGTTTCAAGGCAATCAATGTACAATGGAGAAGACAGGGAACAACATCGGCAAAGCGACCTATCAAGAACGACCGCTTCTATCTTCAGAAAAATGAAGGTTGGGAAGTTACACCTATCTACCCGGACTATGACAACGAAGATGCCCGAATTTCATACGAACTTATGAAAATAGGCTATGTGCGTGTAGGAGAAAATACTATTCCTGTGAAGATTATCACAGTAAAGGTGGACTATTCTGACAGTTCTGGGGCAAACGACTGCGGTGTATGCGACCTGATGAATGCCACTTTCCGTGCTCTTGGAAGTGATTACCTTACTCCGGCACAGCGTGCATTTGACGGCACTTGGACAAAAAGCGATGTCTCGTTGAAAGGATTGCAGATGAACCATTCGACAGCCAATCATCCCATTGCCGCATTCCGTGCGACACAAGAAAGCCTTACCGATGCATGGTTTCACGCCAAAGGAAACTGGAAAGAAGACAAAGGCGAGCAGGTTGCGCTTGGTTTTAAAGATACTCCCGGATACAATAAAGGTTGCATCAATTATGGAGACTTTGTAGAATACTTTGGTAAAGAAGAAGAGAATCTTGACCAGATAGAAACTCGTTTCAAGAATGATGGAACAACAAATAAGGATAAACTATATCTTTTATCATTGTATTGCGGACAGGATTATCGCTTTATGGCATATGAGAGAGGTGAATGGACTGCACAAACCGGAGAAATGAAACAGGTTGGTGGCAAATGGCAGATTACCGGGAAAGTACTTAACCCCGTGAGTGGTTACGAACTTCTGACCTATGATGCCATGAACTGGTGGCAGGGAGTGGGAAGTGTTGCCGACATGATGGAGCCGACCACCGCCGAGGCCTCTTGGGTTACCAAACTGAAACTCGGACAGGAAACCTACCCGATGTGGACACGTTACTTCGAGTGTATGATTGACGATGACCAGTTGCAGATAGACCTGGCCATGGGACGGAAAGTACCGTTCGACCTGTACCAAGTACTTAAATTCTGCGACAGCTGCGACTATGCCAAGAAAGAACTTGCAGGGAAATGGCAGGAGATATGGAAGACGAAGATGTGGAAATACATCAGTCCTTATTCGTTGGTATCGTACTACCTGTTTACCGACTACCTTGCCGCTGTTGACCAACAAGCAAAGAATATGCAGCCCATGTTCTTCTTGGAGGACGGATGCAGCGTGAAAAACGGTATATATAGCGGTGTAAACGGCATGGAGGCAAGACGGATGTATTGCAACAAGGTATATGACTGCGACACCTGCAACGGAAAGGACAATGACGGAGGGCAGACCATTGACCCGGAAGTTGACCCCGGCGATTTGACAAACAGTGCATACGCAGGACGAGGTTCTGTGCTGTGGAACGATATAAGAGGACAGCAGACTATGGAAGTTGACCAAAACGGCAATACCATTACCTTGCCGGCCATAGCCGACACTATGCGCTCCCTGCCTGACACGCTCGGTATAGGCGCGGGTCCTTTCTCACCTAAAGGGGCTATGCACTATTTCGTGACAGAACGCCTGAAGAAATGGCAGAAAGTGGTATCAAGCTATGACGGAGAACGCAAGTATATTAAATATACAGGGTACAGCGACCTTTATTTCTATGCCCTGCAAGGCTTGGGTTTAACCTCACTACCAGCATTTATTGAACAACGTTGGCGCATCCGTGACGGCTACTACCGCTGCGGCGACTTCAAGGCGGAGAGTGGTTATATCGGTGGACGTATCGGTGCAAAAGAAGGTGCCGTCATCCGTTTCAAGGCAGCAAAGAGCGGATATTTTGGCATTGGTAATGACAGCGGAAATATCACGGAAGGAATTTACCTTAAAGCCGGAGAAGAAGGTGTTTTCACAAACTTTCAACACGGAGAAAACATTATGCTATACATCTATCAGGCAGACCGAATGAGTATGCTTGATTTGAGTGAAATCAGTATCGACCCCCAATTTGGAAACACATTGCCCAAGATGTCGTTGTTGCAGGAATTGTATGTGGGTGGAGAGTCTCATGGCAATTGGACGATGTCGCCCGGTAACACAGGCTATATGACCAACCTTGATTTGGGTGATATGCCGTTCTTGCGTATTCTTGATGTGCGCAACACAGAAGTGCAGACCGTCAACGCATCGAAGTGTCCGCGTCTGGTTTCCGTATATGCCGACAATACTGGACTTTCTGCCATCACACTGGCTGAAACATCGCCGATAGACAAACTTACGCTTCCGGAAACAATAACGGAACTCGTGCTGAACAACCTGCCCAACCTTACCTATCCCGGTGGACTGACGCTCGGTGGTGTAGCCAAGATAACAAAGATATTTGTCAATGAGTGTCCGTATGTAGATGCCATGACGCTATTGGAACAGATAGTCAATGCGAGTGCGCTAAAGACCGTCCGGATTCCCAATGTGAATGCAACCGCCAGTGTCGGACTGTTGCGTTCCATCAAGGAAAGCGGTGCTATCGGACTTGATGCAAACGGAAATGCCTACGATGAAAAGGAACAGTGCAGTGGTATTACCGGCCGTTGGATATTGAGCGAACTTGTGGAAACAGACGAAATAAATGCGTTTGCTGCCTATTTTCCCCAACTTGAACTTCACAACTCTCAATTCTCCATCGTAAAAATCAGCGATGTTGTGGAGAGTGATTCTTGTGAAAGGTACAGCAATCCGGAAAACAAGACAGGGGCGGATTATGGGAACACCTACATTCCGAGCGGACATATGCTTGCCATACAGAAAGGATGCCATGCCTATAAATGTTCTTACAACACCAAGAAGAACCAAATGGAAGGCGTACAGGTAAGCGATACGGATTTCAACTACCTGAAAGATGGAAGCAGTTTTGATGTGTCCGATTCCGCTGGAGAGGGATTTGACATATTTTGGCACGCCCCTCATCATTGGTATAAGGGAGTGAACGACTACAAGAATCAGGCGAAATATTACATTCCGTCCGTTACTGAATACGAACCACTTTCAACTGCGTTGCATAGCAAGAAGACGAAACTTTCAGAGTTGCTATACCGGGAAAATACCGGTGTATATGCGAACGATGCCGTTATCGGTGAAATCCTTGGCGAGGATGTGATAGCCACCGCATCCAACACCAACAGTTACAGGATGGATGTGAAAGGCATGAAGCAGGTAAGATGGCCGGGATTGAATCATGCGCGTCTCGGAGGCGTCTTCACGGACGAGAACAACCGAGCGATAAGCATATTCATCATGTCTGTCAGTCATACTTACTTTGACTTCTCCATTGGAGATTACATCTTCTGCGATGTGCCAAGCGGTGCAAAGTGGTTTTACTTCACCTCTTTCCGTGACATCGGGGACATTGAGTGCCTGACTGTGGACAGTGACAACATCGAAGCCATAGAACCTGAATGGACAGAGCATACCGTAGGCGATAATGACAGCCTTATCGGTGTCTATCCAATCACCATAGATGGCTTGAAGATGCCGAGAAGCCTATCAGGCGATGTACGTTCAAAGAAAGGCAATGGAACATCCGTAACCTCAAACGAATGGAAATATGACAGTGAAGGCAATCCGCTTGAAATGCCAATCGGCACATTGAACTACACTGCCAAGGACTTTCAGAATATCTGCCGCATGAGAGGACCGGGCTACCAGTTGCAGGACTACGAGCAGCACAAAGAAGTCAGTAACTTGTGGTGGGCGTTGAATGGGACGACCAATGAACAGTCGGTAGTCGGCAACGGTGTGCATGACGCTATCCTGAACAAGCAGGATAGCGTTGGTATGGGAGATTCCTATAATGTAGGGAACAACCTTAACTCCATTTTGGGATTAAAGCACTACGTAGGCTGTGATTCCGAATGGATGGACTACATTGCGTTCAATGTCACGACTTATGAAGATTTTTATAAAGCCAAATGTACGGAGAATGACAGTTCATATCCGATTGATTACACCGCTCATATTTACGACCCTGTTACAAAAACGGAGCGCACAGTCAAGACTGTTGAATCATCCAACGGGAATTGTGTTGTGCGTATCGTACATGGAGCGAAATGTGATGTTCTTCCGAGTCGAGTTCACAAGACAGACACAAGCATGTATGTGACCCATTATGCTGCCGGTTTTTGGATGAGTGGTAGTAGAGGCCGCTGTGTTCTTCGGTCTGGCAACATCTCGAGTGCGCACTCCGGTCTCGCTTATGCGAACGCGAACAACGCATCTTCGAGCTCGCACACGTACTACGGTGGTCGGCTCGCCTTCCGCGGAAAATTCGTCATTATAGAATAGAGCGGAACTCGTGAGTTCGTAAAAAGCGTCAGAGGGAGAGCCGTGAGGCTGCTCCCTCTTTCTTTATTCTCGCGAAGCGAGTCGATTATAAATCATTCATGTAAAAAGACAGCGAAAAGTTTCTTTATATGTAAACTGTTTATTACCTTTGCAAAAGGAAATCAAGTTAATAATGGAAACGAGATTCAAAATAGTTTATACAGAAGAAGCTTATGAATTTATCCATTCTTTGCCGGAGAAGGTACAAGATAAAATCGCTTATAATATCTTCAAAAGTAGAGTTGTCATAGACAAAGAACTTTTTAAGAAATTGGAAGGTACGGATATTTGGGAGTTCAGAACGCTTTACAATGGCATCTGTTATCGGCTTTTGGCATTTTGGGATACAGAAGAGGACACTTTGGTAATTGCCACTCACGGCTTTATAAAGAAAACGCAGAAGACCCCATCAAAAGAAATTGATAAGGCAGAGAATATTAGAAAACAGTATTTTAACGATAAAAAGCAGAAGATATGAAACTTTACACTCATGAAGAAATGCTGGACAGCGTAATTGGGGTTAAAGGAACTCCAAGACGTGACGAATATGAAGCAAAGGTTGATGCGTTCTTGATTGGTGAGGCAATCAAACAAGCCCGTGAATCAAGAAACATCACTCAGGAACAGCTTGGCGAAATGATTGGAGTTAAGAAAGCGCAGATTTCTCGCATTGAGAAAGGAAGCAATCTTACCATACAGACAATCAGAAAAGTATTTCGTGCAATGGGAATGAGTATCAACCTTGAAATAGTAGGTTTAGGGAAATTCGCCATTTGATACATAAAGGCAGACAACCCCGCGCGCCGCTGTGTTCTTCGGTCTGGCAACAACTCGAATGCGAACTCCGGTCTCGCTTATGCGAACGCGAACAACGCATCTTCGAACTCGAACACGAACTACGGTGGTCGGCTCAAATTCTGATGGTTAACTAATCGGAGACTCTATACGCCTACGAGTTGGGCAATTATATTCTCCGAGGGGTTCGCGCCTCGGCAAAAGCATTATAATATATTATTTATGGAAAGCCGGAACATATCTTTAACCACAAGTGAGGAGGGTTTCATATCCTCCTCACGGGACCGGAAGGCGGTCTATGATGATACGGACAATTTTATAGGACTGACCGGGGGAACACTTTCGGTCAGTTATCCTTTATACAACCTCATCCCCGAAATAATAACGGAAGAAAACCTATTGTCGTCATTCAAGCGTGTGCTGTCAAACCTCAGCCAATCCTCTACCGAAGCAGAAAAAAGGAACTCGATTGTAATAGATGGAAAGAAGTACACAGCACGCCAAGTACGATATGTACTCAATCGAGATACCATACTTGCAAAAATGAAAGAACAGATAGGAAATGGAACTTTCCGAGTCAACACGCTAAAATCCTTTGAAACGAAAGACGGTCCTAAAATACGGACAGTCCAAGCCCCTGCTGTCTTTGAAAGGATGGGCAGTAATGCCATTATGGAAATCATAGAGGAAAAACTTACTCCCATTCTGATAGAGACAACTGCAGCTTCCATCAAGGGAAGAGGTCCGCAAGGCTTGTTTCATGCCATTCAAGCTGCAATGAAAGCAAATCCAAACCTAAAATACTTCTATCAATCAGATTATCAAGGTTACTATGACAATATCGTTCATAGCATATTGATAGACAAAATCAGAAAATACATCGCTGACCCGATTTTACTACCGATATTGGAGAATTTTGTCAAAGTTTTATATCCCGATGCAGATGCCGGTATCAGCAAGGGGCTTCGTTCCTCCCAGTTTTTCGGCAACCTGTATCTAAATGACCTTGACCATGCGATGATAGAACTGCACGGTGCGTCATATTATTTCCGTTTTTGTGATGACACCTTTATCCTCGGCGAGAGCAAAAAGGAGTTGTGGAGACTAAGGAATTGCCTACATGAAGAAAGTGCCAAACTTGGACTGACCATCAAGCCCAGCGAGAAAGTCGCCCCCATTTCATCCGGCATGGATGCTTTGGGTTATGTGAATTTCGGTGACTATTCCTTGCTAAGGAAACGGACGAAACAGAATGCCGCCAGGAATCTTGCCAAAGTCAAATCACGCAAAAGGAGGCAGGAAATCATAGGCTCATTCAAAGGTATGGCTTGCCATGCTGATTGCAAACATTTGTTTTATATACTTACAAACAAGAAAATGAAGAAATTTTCAGAAATGGGAGTTACATATACTCCTGCTGACGGAAAGAAACGCTTTCCCGGCAAAGTAATGAGATTGAGTGACATCGTAAATATACCTATTGAGATACATGATTTTGAAACGGGTATAGATACCAAAGAAGGAGAAGACCGTTATCTTGTATCTTTCCGCAATCCTGCAACACAAGAATGGGGAAAGTTCTTTACCGCTTCAGTTGAGATGAAAGGCATTCTTGACCAAATCAGCGATATTGAAGACGGTTTCCCATTTGAAACGGTTCTCAAATGCGAGGTTTTTGACGGAGGAAAGAGAAAATACAATTTTACCTGATGGTAAAAGGATAACATATCAATCCACTTGGATTCCGCTATTTTTGCCTGAAATCAAAACTCACAAAAATGGAAAAGATTTACGGCACAAAGCAGCGGCAGGATTGTCTTGTGCGTACAGGACGCTCCAAGTGGATATTGTTTTTTGGCTTTTGGAAAGACGATGAAAAGAGTGAAAGCGGTTGGGAATACAGGCATACATTCAACCGCAAGCCTACACTTTCCGAGGTCAAGGAGATTGTCGTGTCCGCTATAAACAAGACAACGGAGGAGAAGATTATAAACGGTTTTGTCTGGAACAAGAAGCCGATATACCTTTCTCCTGAGAACCAACTGAACTTTTCCGCCATAGAGCGAAGTGAAAACATCCCTTATCCGCTTACCCTAAAAATCAACGAGCAGGAAGATGGTACGCCCATCTATCATACTTTCGAGAATGCAGATGATTTTATTGCGTTCTCCCAATCAGTGTGTGCCTATGTGATAAAGACCGTTCAGGACGGATGGAGGGAAAAAGACAGTGTGGATTGGACTATGTTTAATTTAAAATAGCGATGACAATGAAAAAGTTTATTGATTGGCTCGGAATGAGCAACAGGTGGAAACACCTCATTGGAGGACTGATTATCGGCATTTTTGCATTCAGTTGGTTTACTGCAATGTATGCCGGAGTATTGGCAGCAACTGCATTGGAGTACAAAGACAAGGCGCATGGCAGCAAATGGGATTGGATTGATTTCGGTTTAACGATAGCCGGGGTTTGCTTGGGATGTTTAATTGGAGGAACTTTGACATGGAGCAATTAAGCACGAATATACAGGTTATCGGTTCTCTCATCACGTTAGTGATATTGCCCTTACTATTGATTAAAAGCAAGGCAAAAAAAGCAGATGCCGAGGCGGAAAAAACCGAGGCAGACAACATCACAGCTTATGCTGCGGAGTGGAAAGAATTGTACGAGAAGAAAGAAAAGCGGGTTGCCGAACTGGACGCAAAGATTGACCACCTTTATACTGAGATAACCAAATATCGCGACACTATCCGCGAACTAAGTGAAAAGAACAGCGAACTTGCCGTTCAGAATCAGGCACTGGAATTCCGAAAATGTAACAAACACGGTTGTGCAGACCGAATTCCGCCAAGCGAATACTAACCCTATAAATTACCAAGCATGAAGATATTGATTGACAACGGACATGGCAAGAATACTCCGGGAAAGCGCAGCCCTGACAGTAAGTTCAGAGAATACAGCTACGCACGAGAAATAGCAAAAAGCATCGAGGGAGAGTTGAAATTTTTGGGCATTGATGCGGAGCGCATTGTAACCGAAAGCGAAGACATACCCCTTGAAGAACGAGTAAGGCGTGTGAATGAGATTTGCGGACGTTTTGGCGCAGAGAATGTGGTGCTTGTTTCCATTCATTGCAATGCATCGAAAAACGGTGAATGGGGAAAGGCTCGTGGTTGGAGTGCCTACACAAGCAAAGGCAAAACCAAGAGCGATGAACTTGCCACCATGCTGTATGCCGAAGCGGAAAAGAATTTTGCCGGACTTACAATCCGTAAGGATTTATCGGACGGTGACCCTGACTGGGAAGAGGCTTTCTATATCCTACGCAAAACAAAATGCCCCGCCGTCCTTACGGAAAACTTTTTCATGGACAATGAACAGGATGTAGCTTACCTTACTTCAGACAAGGGGCGTGATGCTATTGTGCGAACTCACGTTGCAGCATTGATGGATTGGGATTACAAGTATGGAAAGGACTAAAAACATATTGTTGTGCGTGCTGTTGGTGCTGCTTATCGGCTCTGTTCTGTGGAACGGCGGCAGGGGTATCATCGGCGACAAAAGCGGAACGCCTGTGCCGGACACGATGAGGGTAACGATATTTGATACTATCGCTTACCACCAACCTGCCCCGAAAGAAGAAAAGCCGCTTGGTAGCATTACGGCAAAATTGCCTGTAAGCGTTCCTAAATTGCCAAAAAGCGTACAGAAATTTCCTGAAAAGCCCCAAATATTGCAGGATAGTGTACAAAATTTCTGCAAAAGCGTTCCCGATGATGAGGAAGTGAATTTCCTAAACAAAGACCATTTCGAGGATATGGGCGAAAAGATTTCAGCCGACAGTGTAGAGGTGCAGGTACCCATCACGCAAACCAAATATGAGGGCGACACCTATACAGCATACGTGAGCGGGTACAATGCAAGTCTTGACAGCCTGATATTACGTATGCCGCACGAAACCATGACCATAACCAAACGCCCGAAGACAAAGCGATGGAGCATCGGCATACAGGTGGGCTACGGGATGACTTTGAGAGGAACGCCACAGTTCGCCCCCTACGTTGGTGTAGGTATATCATATAATCTATTTAGTTTTTGAATATGGAAATAGTATTGACAATAAATAAAGAAACCGTGTATGAGGAAGTGGCAAAGACTACGGAATACACAGGGGCAAAGATGGACGATGAACATGCCTACGAGACCATTTCAACCACCGAAGAGGATAAATCCATCCTTGAACGCTTTTGGAACGAGTGCAAGAATATGGTTTGCAACAGTTTGAAAAAGGTACTTATATCGGAGGAAGAAACGAACGGTGAGTATTCTTTGACATTAGGTCTATCAACTGCATTCGATGACAGTCTGACTGCCAGTATGCAACGCAGCCTATTTTCATTCTTCGTGATGAACATTACGGCCAAATGGTACACATTTACCAACAAGAGTGAAGCAACCGGATATGCTTCGGAAGCCGCCACCTATTTGGAAGACATCATGCGCAAAGCGTTTTTCAAGAAAAAGCCAATGCGCCCTACATACGATACGAGTAACAATTAAATAAATGTATTATGGCAGAGAATAAAAAGACATTGACCGTCACGCAACAAGTTAAAGAACTTATCTATGACATTCAGAATAAGGCATACTTGACAGGACAGGCACGAGAGGCAGAAGGCAAAAAGACATACGAAGCTGCCTCGAACATGCAAGCAAGTGATGATGATGAGAACAGCTACCAAATCCGCCGTTCCTTGGCCAACGCTTTCTCGGCTTTGAAAAGTCTGCTCGGAGAGTATCTGTCGGAAGACAAAACCACGAGCGATAACCTAATTGCCGAACAGATTGACAATGACGGAGTGCTTGAACTTTCGTTTGAGCTGCCAAGCAACTACAACAACTCATCGGCAGACGCATTGGGAAACGGCATACATTCTTACCTTGTGGACATGGCTCTTGGAGATTGGTTCGCCATTACAAACAAGGAGGATGCAGAAACCTATATTTCCCATTCAGGAGTATCGTTAGAGAATGTGAAACGTGCTTTGTATAAACGCAGTCGCCCTGAACGCCCTACATATAGTTGATAATGTATTGCTGTAGTGATAATCAGCGACAGACTAAATCTGTAACGCTGACATTCAAACGGTCGGAACTGATATATGATGCCGAGAACTATTCGTTTGTTGAGGGCGACATCATGAAAACAGACGATGTACACGCCCGGCATCAGGTATTCGACATCGGTCAGAAAGGAAATATCGACCGGGTAACAAGGGTACTGAATCTTGCCCATGCCGAATGTGTGGAAATGCTTTTTCCCTATACAAAAACGGAAATAGGCGAGACGCAAGAAAATTTCGATAATGTACTGACTGCTCCTGAAGCATACGATATTGTACTGAATTTGCCGGTTGGCTTTTCAATGACGACCGTGCAGTTGCTAAATCATCTGATACATGAATATCTTGTATGCAGAGTGCTTGCCGATTGGATGAGCATCACCAATCCAGGTAGTCAAGCGAATTGGGAGGGGAAATTCAAAGAACTGAAAAGCAAGATACAGACATCGCTTGTATCAAGGAAAGGCAAGATAAGACGGAAATGCAAGCCGTTTTAATAGACAAGAGCCGAGGTGCATCACGCATCACGGCTCTTTCTCCTTTATAAACAATCTGTTTTACCTGAAAACTATCGTACTTGGTTTGTCATACGCGGCTCGAACGCCACGGTACATCCGTATATGCTTTCCGCTTTATCAAAACGGCAGACAAGAGCAAGACGGTAGGCTTTATATGGTGTCCCCCGGAAGCCTCGCATATTTTTATCCACGCTGCTCCATACAACGTGCCAATGTATGAGGTCGTTTGAACCATACAGCACCTGCCGGATATGGGTCGAGTGGAACATACCACGCTGTATGATAGTATTTATAGTCTTGAACGAATCGGGTGCATCCATCTTGAACGGACGAGTAATAATTAGAGCTGTTATATTCTCAGCATTAGACTTGGAGAAATCGACCAATCTCGAACCTTCTGCCATGGCAAATGCTTCGGGATAGGAATTGACATTAGCCACAATATCGGAATACATCATACCCCACAATTTTGACTTCAAAGAGAAAACATAAGCATAACGCACTGCACTGTTATATACGATGATGTGTTGGTGGGTATAGTCATACACCATACGGCAACCTCGTAGAAATTCGTTGAACGGCAACAGCGTGATGTCTGCGAGTGTAATCTTTTCGCTTTCATCGGATTTTTCGTTGAAGATGTTTATCAACGCATCAGACTTAGGCAGGTCGGCAATGCTGAACAAATCCTCCGTATTCAGGATGTCGGATATACATTGTGTGGACGAGCCGCTGATGTGCATAATACCTCTATCGGTTGCAAACAGGACGGCAGTGTCAATCTGGGTAATGCTGTCGGGGTTAATGACCACATCACGAGTAATCGGTTGTTTGGCGGAGTATGTTCCTGTAACAGACACTTCCAACGCCCATACTCCTTCCGTAGTAAAGGCATAAAGAGGAAACTGTCCAAACTGACCTTCAGACAATGCTTTCACAGCAGCGCAAATGCCGAGAATAGTTCCTGTTCCAACCGTATTGATGCCGAGTACCGGAAAATGAAACGGGTTGTTCACTTCCGATGTATATATTTTGTTGGGCAAATCAATTATTCTTTCCGCCAATGGGCTTGTAGTAGGATAGCTGCTACTACCTTCTTTCGGATTTTCCCAACCGGCAAAATAGAAAGAACCATTGAGGAATTTATGTTGTTCCAACGTGACCTCATAATACATAGGAACGCCATAATGAGTTACAATGACTGCTTTATATGCGTTTATATTGGGATAGAACAAAAATAAGAAAGGAGGACTATAAAATGAAACCTGATATGATTCTCCACTAACCACAATGTCCCGGCCATCCTGCTTTATGTAAAAGTAAACGGTCGCCCCCATCGTCCCATCCATTTGAGTAGGTGGCATTCCATTCCAGATTGCGACATAACCATTGGTATATGGTATCATTGCCCCAATATTATATAAGTCATATAGTTCTTTCCTGATATTGGCAAGATTGAGCCTTGAGTTATACACAAATGAATAATTAGGCAACAATTTATCATGGCTATCATAATCGTCCGTCATAACCTCACGAGTGACAAGTGACTGCAAATAGTCTTCCTCAACAACCAATTTTGTCCGTGCCGTTGTAAGCTGCTCTACAGGAATACTCTCAAGTAAATAGAACTGTGATGTGGAGCGAATATCCTCTTTGACATCATCAATGCTCCTACGAGGAATCATCAAACGTCCGGCAGGATATGTCAATCCGTTCGGGTCAAAAGTAAAAGCATACAGTTTATTGAATGTATGACGCTGATAACGAAGAGGGTATTTTGAAGTTGATGCAGCCTGATTGGTATGCTTGCATACGCAATAAGAATTATAACTTTCTGATTGAGCAAACCGTGTGCATTTCCCGTTTTGGTCGTATGTATAAATCGGTTTTGAAACAAAAACATCTACCGAGCGAACAATATCTCTCCAATTCTTAATCATTTCAAGCCGTGAATTATGAATGACTGCATAGTCAAGGTCGTGTAGCATTCCGCATACACGCAGCTGTGCATCCGTATATTTCCCCTTTCCTGTTAGGTGCGTCCAAAAAACCTGCGGTGCGAGGTCAGATGAAGCAATCATCAGAATAGGGGCAGAATGCATTGTCAAAGTTCCATCGTATAGGCGATAGGCGTATCGGACAAAGAACGGGAAAAGGAATTTTCCTTTATTGGTTGACCTCTCTGCAATAAACTTGTTTACATGTGCAAGTACTTGGTCTGTTATTCGTGTTTTATTACTATCTGAAAATTCATTCCAAATACTACCTTCGTTAATGGCATCAAATGATATGGAGAACTCATCCGTGCGAACCATTTCCCCTTGCAAACCAAATGACAAAGGGCATTCGGGAATTTTAGTACCGAGGTACAAATACCCATCGTCATTTCCTTTCCATAGGAAATAATGCATACCATCTTCCGACAAAACGAGAAGTGTGTTTCCAATGGCATTTATTTGGTATATCTCCTTGAATGTACGAAGAGATACCTGTTCATGCTCATCTGTGCCGTCCCACCAACTAATCGCATTGTTTTTGAAGATGATGTAATGTTTTATGTTTGCCGTTTCATGGATATACATGACAGATGCCCCACTTTCAAGCCGGAACACCTCAGATGGTGGCAATATAGATTTAAGTGAACCATCTTCGGGAATAACGCCTATTGATGTTGCCAAATCTCCGTCCGGACATGCGTAGTCGGACGGATTGGCGGTATAACCATTGTATTTAATCTCTTTAATCATATCACAATATGTATTTAATTATAATCGGCAATGCTTTCCCGTAGTGTTGCAATTCTACAGGAGTCCCACAACACAACCGTACCTTTCCACTTCCTCCGCACCTTGTAATGATGTAACGGCAGAGTATCACGGATGAGGCTATACAATGATTCCCGTTTTTGTTGGAACGGAATACCATCCCCTCGTGCCTACCGACAACCGGCACACGGTGCTTGACATACAGATATATTTCACCCTGTCCGTCCATTATATCAATCACATCACCATGTGACAATTCCAATAACTTGGACACTCTGGCAGATATATTGATACGTCCATTGTCGTGAAAAGTAATATCAGCCTTTCGTGTATTTCCTAATATGCTTTTCATGTGGTCGTTCTATTTGATAGTAAACTTTGCCCTGCACTGTACGGCATACGGATACGGATAATTTGACACGCTGTGAAGCATTTAGTCCGTATGTATATAGAATTTGCCCGACAGACGGACAGAGTGTTTCAAAACCGATACAACGGTATTTCCCATTGTACTGAATATTGCACATTTGCGTAGGTTGCTCGATGCTTGGGTTTGTCATGAACCCGAAGCTGCTTGAATCCGTAATCTTGAACACGAATATACGAGCCTCATCGCCCTCATGGGCGTTGTCCTTCATATGGTTGAACAACGCCTTTGAGAGTGTTACAGAATTGTCGGCAGGGTCGGCAATGATGTAGAACCGGAACGACTGCCACCATTTTGTTATTTTATTAAATATCATAGTCCAAATATAGTATATGAATGATACCCGAATTGTTTAACTTTTAACTGCCGCTTCCAAACTGATTTTTCGGGAGCGGAACGAAACAGTTTCGATATACCGGAATGACAGAGTTGTTTCAATTTCATCCCGATGCCGCTCAGCTGCTTCTTTTGTAGCGAAGATGTAGGAACAAATTTCTTGTTTCGTTGTACCTCTTGTTGCTATAATATTTGCATAATACTTTCGTCCGAGTAAAAATGCCATAATTTCCTTTAATACTGTTGAGTTCATGATTGTAATGTTTTAAATTTTAGATATTGAAGTATATGCGAGACAACGGCTACAGTCCAGCCATTACCAAGCATTTTGTATTGCTGCGTTTCACTACATTGCCATTTATACCAGTCAGGAATGGTTTGCAGCCTTGCACATTCGGTCGGTGTAAGACGCCGGATGCGATACTCGCCATTTTTTACGAGGGTCATACCGTTTGACTCAGCACCTTTATACGATGTGGCACGAAGAGTAAGACTTTTGTCATCGGTTCTACGCAGATTATCTTTAATACGCTTGTTTTTGATTAGTACATTGATGGTCTGCCCCGCATGGCCATTCATTAACGCAGGAGATATGCCATCAATATCGAATACTCGATTCTGTTGATATGGTTGTCTGCCATTGCTTTCGTCTGAAATGTTAAGTTGGTTAATTCTTTTCATAAGCAGATTGTTCTGTTCCCAATGATTGGAAGTCAATGTGGGTGCTTTCTCAGTGAACTCTCCGCCTTGATTGTTTCCGCGAGGACGTTGCAGAATAAGATTGTCTTTCTGAACGCTTGTCAAACAATTTGTTTTTCCGTCCATGTTTGGCTCGATGCGTTGTTCGGTATGAATGCCGGATGTGCGGTTTGATGGATTGTCAGGGTTTCTGCCACGCATTGCAACACATACATAATTCGTAGAAAGGTTATTTTTCACTTCCGCAGTGGATGTAATACAACAAGCCTTATCTGTACCGGTAAATTTATGAAACGCATTGCCTGTTTTTGCGGAATGTTTTTCAAGCCATTCTATTTTCATGTCTGACAGGTAGTATTTTTCGCCCACATCTTCATCCAATATATCACGGAGTAATATCCCTTTATCTTCCGGTTGAGGAATATCAGAATACAAATCACCAAACAAGCCCTCTTGTCTTGTCCGTATGTTTGTCCAATAGACGCGTTTGCGGTTCTGTGCCGATACGAGTGCTGAATTGATATGTACACCATAAAGACCGATGGCATCACTCAATACCCGTTCCCATTTTTTGCCCATTTCCACATTTTCCAACAAGAAAAGCACATTGGGATTGTATTTGCGAATGTCGGTAAGGATGCGCATATATTCCCAAAACAAATAACTTTGCCCCTCGAATTTAAACCCATCCGCTTTCAACTGCAAGTATCTGTCAAGTGTGTAGATTTCCTCGTTTTCAGTGGTCTTCATTCCGGCACGCTTTCCTGCAAAACTGAATGATTGGCACGGTGAACCACCGATGAGCAAATCAACAGGCTTCAACCGGGACACATCCACTTCTGCGACATCACCCAATTGTATCGTGTCGGGGAAATTGAGCTGTGTTTGGGCTATGGCGAACTTGTCAATCTCCGAAGCGTAATAGGTTTCGGGGATTATTCCAAGTTCGTGCAAGGCTATCTGCCCACAACTCATGCCATCGAATAGACTTATATTTAACAAACTCTTTATTGAAATATCCATTGGTAATAAGCCAATCAATCATGGAAATAATTGCATCAAACAAATCCTGTTTCATTTCTTGATTCTTTATGTCATATCCGAGTTCATCATAAGAAACAAACCAATACTGCCCATCACTGTTTATGTCTAAATCGACATTTGGCCTGTTGTTTTGTTCAATGTACTTTGGCATCAGTTCCAGCAGCCTTGACAGACTCCATGCAGGAACATCCTTTCCCCACAATTCATCAAACACCTCTTCACCGGTCATCGGTGTTCCATCTGGATGCTTATGAAAAGGAAATGCTAACTTTGCTATTCTTTGGGGTGTCCAAAACTCACCTCTTGATGTTGGCGGCTTAGTTTGCAACTCCCATTCCAATGCAGGTACTTTACTCTTAGTGTAATGATACACCATATCTGCCGTTCCCGGCTTTAGTCCCAATGCGAGCAATCTTTTTGACTGCTCACGTGTGGTACATATATGTGATTTAAATTTCATTGTTCTTGTCTTGATTATTAGTTAAAACTGATTGTTACATAGCGATAGAACCGAATGTATCCGAAACAATAAGAGGGATTCTCTGTATTATCATCTATTTCAATTCTCACGTTATAGCCTTTCATCCGTAAAAAACGAGCGGCTATTTCATCGGCTGTGTATCGCTTTTCATGAACATCCCAAAAGCTGCACTTCATTGCTGTTTGAGGAGCACCTTGTTTCAGAATCTTCTTAAAGGCTCTGATGGTTCGTATAATTTTTTTCCTGTTCATAAGTTCTCCTTTGTCATTCACAAAGTCCGTAATAACTCATGCAACTTGTTGCCACATTATCATCATCGAACAGAGAACCTCCGGCACGTTTACCTTGTACATAGCGAACAACATCTCTGATTAGCGGATAGTCGCCCTGATAATATTTCGATGAAATTTTATCAGGACTGAAGAAACTGCTATTTAATCGTTGTTCGAGTTTAGCGATGTAATTTATCCTTTCCGTGTCCTGTACGCTGATATTGTAAATATCTTGTTGAGAAGCCATCACACAAGGATAGCAACCGACACGTTTGTAGCCCATGCGGTAGAGCGGATTAGGCTGTACACCATTTTCAAGTATATAATCTATTACTTGCTGTGCAGACCAATCGAATACCGGGCGTAACAGGTCATCAGCATGTTTCTCTCGAAATGCTAATACATCTTTACGGCGGTAAGTATGAAATTTGTCTTTTCCGTGCTTATCCTTTCCGTATGGCTGAACATAATATTTGAAGTAGGTGCATTGTTTTGACATTTCGGCACGTTTAGCACTCTCGGATGCACGTATGCCCTGTATAATCAGAATGTCATCGTTCACCTCGTCAAGTATGTAGTCAATCATCGGAATGGTTTTCAGTTCTGATGTGCAGAACCTCCGTTGCGATGATGGCCAACGTGATTTCTTTTTTGCCAAATCTGCCATGCCGTCAAATTTCTTTGACTTTACGGTAATGAGATTTAATCCAAGTTGCTCTCGTATTTCTTCGATGTATTTATAGGTCAATGGATGTTCCCAACCTGTATCACAAAAGATAGTGATAAAATCTTTCGTCAAATTATTGCGTACCCAAAGTAATGACGCAAGACTATCTTTACCTCCGCTAAATGTTACGATGACTTTCATTTCTCGCCTCCTTTCATAAAACAAATCCAGTGTGTATTGCTTCGCTTGCCGGATATATGTCCAAATATTGGCTTCTCCGGTGTGAGTTTCAGTATTTCCGATACCTTTATATCAGTTTCGTTCCATTTGAAAATCAGAAAACCGCCCGTCTTCAATACACGGAAACATTCTGCAAACCCTTTAGATAGCATATCTTTCCAATCTGAATAGAGTGAGCCATATTTTATTTGCTGATAACCGGTTGGATTTGATTTTTCGTTTAGACCGCCATACATATCTGCCATTTTTGATTTACCGACATTTCTCAATAGATGTGGAGGGTCAAATACAACCATAGAAAATGTTTCATCTTCGTATGGCATATTTGTAAAATCTGCTTGTACATCCGGTTTTACTTCAAACAATCGTCCATCACATAAGTGGGTGGATATGTTTCGTATGTCTTGGAATAAGACCCTTTCGTCATTTTTATCGTAGTAGAACATTTTTCCACCACAACAAGCATCAAGTATTGATTTCATTCCTCACCTCCTTTCAATAGTTCGGGGTTATTGTTATTTCTATAAGTCTTTTCAAAGTGAGGACACTGTTTAAGATTCTCTTTGTAGGCAGGTGGTATCCACCATAGCGGTACATCGGGAGGGTCAGGCAAATATCTCTTGCACTCGTTTCGGATGGGGCAGGTAACGCCCGAACAGTAACTGTAATCTTTGTTCATAGTTCCTATTTGTTTGATTTTAATTTCCTGAATGATTGTTCCGTACTGAAATTGACGATATGCATCATTTCACGGAAGCGGTCAGCAATACGTTCATCGTAATAAGTGGCAATCTCGGTAGCAGAAAGGTTGGATGACACCAAAGTGCAGAATTGTTCCTCATAACGAAAGGAGATAATATCCATAGCCGCCGTAACGAAGTCTCCATAGTGAATGCTCTCCTTGGGTTCTTGCCCAAGGTCATCAATCGCCAGTATCTCAATGCTGCGTATTTTTTTGTACCGGTACACCTCACTCTCGTTCTCACGAGTGGGATTGTTGTATGCCTTGGCAAGCAGTACAAGGTCTTTCGCAGTGATGAAGGTATAGCCACGTGTGGGATAATCATCCTGCCTACTGGTATATGACTCATCGCTACGCAAGTAGTTTGTGAGATTTTGCAAGGCACGGAGAATGGTTGTCTTTCCATTACCGGCTCCACCGCAAAGGAACAGTCCGAATGTCGAATCTTTTGATGTCAGCCATTGGGAAATGTCCCAAAGATGTTTCTTGTATTCGTCAGTAACAACGAACTCCCGATGCCTATTAACAACCTCCACTTGACAAGCTGCATAGAGCATTGCATAAACCTGTTTGGCAGTATATGGCAGTCTAAAACGAGTCGCCGTACGTTTTCTGCTCATCAGCCGAGAGAACATTGCCTCTACGCTGATTTCGTCCTGTGCTTCTATCTTTATCATCTTTCGTCTTGTTTTTATTCACTATTCGTAACCATGAATTGAAATGCTGTTTGGCATCTTGCAATGATTGGTGTCCCCTCTCTTTGCCATCCGCCAGACATTGCACCCGAAAATCATCCAATCTGTTGCGAAGCAAAGAAATTTCCATATGGTGAATGACCTGTAATTGGTCAAGCCAACATTCATCGCCTTTCAGTTCTTCAATTTCCTGGTCAAGCGTGAGTGAATAAGGTTCACAATGGGGCTGCGTCTTACTATAGTCAATTTCGTTTTCACGCTTAGAGGCTTCCACCTGTTCTGTACACTCCATATTGAGTTTGCATTTATCAGGTATGATGATATTTCTACGCTTGGCGCGTGTACACATATCTATGTAGCGTTGTTGAATGGATGCGGATGTTATAATCCCACGAGAAAGTAGTTCTTTATCAAACAGCCCCACTGTTCCGCAGTACGCAACAATTTCTTGCACCACGTTTTCTTTCAACCCGAAATACTCAGCCACGTCAAAGACAGTATTTGAATCCCATTCCAAGAAACAGCCTTGTACCCGATATATCTCACATAGTATATAATCGTACACAGCAATACCTCGACAAGAAAAATCTTTTTTCAACCTTTTAATGCGCCGGTCCTGATACCTATCACAATCAACCGTGAAATAATTTAGACCTGTTTTGGTGTTTGCCATATCTATCATTATTTTATTCGTTTCTCAAATATTCGTCCACCTCTCGTTTGAAATCGTCAAAGGAGCGACACACCACATATTTGTATTCCTCATTGAAGCATACAGTTTTTTGCCATTTCTTTTGGCTTTCACTCTGTCTGCCTTTGGTGGTTTTCATTTCGATGAGCAATGCTCCGTAATCACGGTTGCTCTTTAACAGGATGAGGTCTGCCACCCCTGCCACAACACCCTCTGCTCTGAGTTTTGCAGCTGTGACGGCATCCCGTCTTCCACCGTTGGGAACAGCGAACAACCTGCCATCAAGTTGTGGATATTGGAGAGAAAACCACCGTACACATGTACATTGTATACGATGTTCTTCATCCGATGGGCGTTTACGATGCCCGGACTCCTTTTTCATCCGGGACATCATTTCATCAAAAGTTGTTTTCTTCATAACTATATTTTTACATATATGCCATTGAAAACTCACGTGGAATAAAGCGACCAACTGGAATGGACTTTACAGCTTCGATTGCAGTATGAATTTCCCTTTTATTATAGACATGCCCATGTTTGATGGCATTCTTTTCGCATTCATCCTCTTTGACTTCGAGATAGTGGGAAATAAGCATCATAGCTCTATCAACGTTGAATGTATGTACAACGAATGTTTGTTCATGCTGCTCTTCATCAAAAGTGATGGTCGTTTCTATTTGGTAGAACTTATTGTCTTCCGGTTTGGATTCCTCACACTCTTCAGTACCAACTTTCTCAACATATTCATCCATTGATATTTCATTTTTTAAATATGCAATGGAAGCATCATCAGCTGTAAACTCTTTCAGGTTATCAGTAATGATAATACAAGAATCAAATTCTTTTGCCATTAAGATTCTGAATCCGTTCTTGTAATTCAATTCGATGTAGTCTTTTAATATATCAAGCGCATTATAAAGCCCTATTGCGTATAACAGGAATTTGTGTTTCTTGTCTCCTATCTCAACTTGAGATATAAAAGGATGCATAAAATTATTTTCAAGTTCAAAAGCCAATCTGTTCTGATTGCTGACCTCCACTTCCTTGATACCGTCAGCTTCCATACTAAAGCGTATTTTCGCAAGAACATCCTGGTCTATGAGTGTGCGACGCTCAAACAATACTTCATTCCGTTCAATATTGACTGTTTCGCCAGTGTCTTCGTCAATAAAAGACTCCTCCCATGTCTTAATAACTCGTTTGGCAAGGTATTTATTCAGCATTTTTGATGGGTCGGAAGTTACGTAGCGTATTTCATTCTTTCTTGTTTCTACCATACTACTAATTATTTTTTATTCATACGTTCTTTTAATTCTTTGCTTAACACAAGTTTGGCGGAATGTTGTGCCGGAATAGTCACAGCCGTTCCTTTGTTGATATTACGAGCCTTTTTAGGGGCTGTAACAATCGCCTTGATGGTGGCGAAGCCACGGATAAACACACTTTCGCCTTTGATGAGCGAATGGCTTATAGCCTCTATCACGCTGTCGGTAGCGTTAATTGCCTGTGAACGACTCAAAGTCGTGTTGTTGACGATATAATCAACGATGTCAGTCTTTATCATTTCTTTTTTGATTAATAGTGAATAATTTCTTTTGTAACTTTTTTATATGTTGTCTGATAACCCATGCCCGGCATGTGTTGCGTTGTCCGGGGAGAGTGTCATATACCTTGGCAGCGTCATCGAGATACTTGATAATCTTCTGCATATCTGTTTTACAAATCTCCATCACCCCGAAGTGTTTAAGAATGATTTTACCAACTCATTGAAATACATTTCATCGGTTGGGATTTCATCGTCAGCATTCATAATCTCGTTGGCAATGGATTTTTTGCGATGGATGAGGCGATATATCGTATGGTCGATAGTGCCACGACCAAGCAGATAGTAACAGGTTACATTATCTTTCTGCCCGATACGGTGAGCACGGTCTTCGCATTGACAGCAATCGGCATATGTCCAAGCCAGTTCTATGAATGCCACATCGGACGCTGCGGTCAGCGTAAGTCCGACACCAGCGGCTTTAATGGAACAGATAATAAGCTGC